GATTAGGGATAACAGTCCCATCCGACAGGGTGGCAAGGTGTTTCACACCGAGGTCAACACCAACCGCGCCACCCTTCGGATCCGACACCGAGGCGGGCGCGGACTCACGCTCCACCGTCAAGCTTGCATACCAGTGACCAGCCCGACGAGACACAGTTATGCGAATAAGACGCGCACCACCCACCAGCTTATACACATTCTCCAAACAATGCACACGGCCAATACGAGGCAACTTCAACCCGTAAGGGTCACTAGCCTTGGGCGCGGTAAACGCCGTGGAATACGCGAAACGCATAGTAGTGCTCTTGGACTTGAATTTGGGGAACCCAACACGACGGCCTTTACGCTGTCCTTTGCGGGACTTAGACCAGTTCGAGAAACCCTGCGCTAAGTCACGCAACGCCCCACTGTAGGCTTCCTTGCTGTTCTGGCTCCACCACACGACACCCGTGGTCGGGTTAACAGCAAGCTCATCCTTATTCGCGTTCCACCAGCGACGCAGAGCATAATGCGACAAGTCGGGATACTCACCGTTATCTAGTGCTTCTTTCACGTGGGCGAGGCCAGCGTTGTACGCGAAGCGGGCGGCCCCGGCATGACTCGCAAAAAGACGCCCCTGCCTGGGCGTAGGATCAAGGCGAACCTTCACAGCCTCAAAAGAACCCATCCAGCGAAATCACCTCCAAAACCTTCTCGCACTCCTACCAACGTTGCGCTTACTGTCACACAATATCAGCGAAGAAACCGACGCGAACACCAACGTCTCCTACGCACTCAGCACAATCCCCACGCCCACTCCTCACCCGGACGCGGCACACCAAACCCCGCAGACGCCCTCTCCTCCACAGGCAAACCCTTATACTTTTTCGCCGCGCGACGACACTCATTACGCCGCAACCGGAACACAATCGCCTCATGATACAGCGCCCCATCATCCTCACAACGCAAACCCTCCACCACGTCATCCACGCCCGCACGCGACACGCACACGCTCTGCGTGAAAGACCGAACGTTCGCGCCCTCATACCAGCGACACAACACATCAACCCCCGCGCGCCCACGATCAGCATACGACTTCACCGCAAACACCGGAACCCCGAGGCCGCGCGTCGCGTACCGCAGAGCCTCATACACGCCCGAACGCTCACCATGGTAGCCCACAACGCCCTGACCGGCAGCAACGTAACCCGCAAGGTGAATACGCCAATCCTGCCACCCGGCGGGCATCGACACAACCACGCCACCAGCAGCCACGACACGCCCACACAACGCGCTCACGCGGCGCGCCCACACCGCGCCGTCACGCGCCGCACCCTGGATAGCGCCACCGGGACTCAAATCGGGCGCCAACACCACAAGCCCCTCGCCGATAGTCTCATCAAAATCGAGGAGACGCGCCACCATTTCCGCGCTGCCCGCGCCAGTGACCGGAACCACTAGGGTACCCCACCCGGTGCCGCCCGTCGCATGACTGCCCGCCACCGACAACGCATACGAGCACAGCGCCGCACCATTCATCGACTCGGTAGAAAACGACTCCACGCTCACGCACCTGACAGCATCGCGGACAAGCAGTTCCTTGAAGCGCTCATACGCGCCCACACCAATGTCCGCCGACACGATGGCCGTCGCCTCACCACCAGCCGGGACAGGCGTGTACCCAGTCTCATCCACAAACCCCGTGGCACGCTCACCCCACCCCAACACTGGGGCAGACACCACGCCACCACCGCCAGTAGTAGCTGGCTTTCGCGCCGCCTGACCGCCATCATCGTTGACCTTGTTATCGTTCGTCAAAATGGTTCCCCCATCACGTTTTCTCGCCCCCCTTTTGCGGAGGCACCCCCTATTGTGTGTGGCTTCTGTTTCCCTACACGTTACCACAAGCCAAAACGCGCACGCAACACGAACATGCACAAACCAGCAACAACCCAGGCTAAGACACGCGCACGCGCCAATAAGCGCCACAGCACACGCTCATCACCAAACCAGGCAGTCCAGCGGTCCGCTCAAATCTCGTCTGACGGGCGGGCGCTCCACGCCTCAGCGATCAGACGGTGCAGCGCCCACAGTTCACCGTATCCGTTCTCGTCACTCTGCGCGGCGCTCCACACGCTCGCCGTATCGCTCTCCACCATGACCGTGTACGTGAACCACCTGTACGGGGCGAGAACGCCCAACACCGCCTCCACCACCGGAGCGAGCGGCACACCCTCAACACCCGCTGACGCGACAGCCGCCTCCACGCGCTCACGCCACTGGGCGAGCACGTTACGCGGAGACACCGCATCAAACTGGCCGAGCATCGACAAGGCGCTCACAACCGCGTGGTTGCGCGAGTTCAGCCACGACGCCTCACTCACCAGCGTCGGCACGTATGTGCGTTCCATCGCATCCTCAAACGCCGTGACGAGATCGTTACCGCTATCCAGCACGCTCGCGATACCCGCACTCCCCGTGGGGGTGACATGGTAGGTGGATGCGAGGAGAGAAGCGACGTGCGCGGGCGCAACAACTTCCATGCGCACCCCGTAATGAGTGCCAAGCTCACACGCGGTGGCGCTCAAACGCTGACCATAAGGCTTATCCTTGTCAGCCCCGTAGTATGCGGTAGCCGACAGGAAACGCGTCATACCAGCGTGGTAGCCGGTGCCGCGCCTCACATCCACGCGCACCCGCTCACCGTCATACGCGTCACCCTCATCCGGGCAACGCATCGTATAACAGTGGAACACGCCACCATCATGGGCGGCAACATCACCGTACGCGGCTCGCGCCATGCTCACGCGGTTAGCGGCCGGAACATTATTCACTTGCGCCACGCGGGCGCTCATATCCTGAGTATCCATGTTCACTATGATACCACACGGGCAAGCGGTAGGCGAGCAGCGCAGGTATCCCCCACACAATGCGGGCGATTGTGGCAAAGCCACCGCAAATATGATACCATTGGGACGTATGCGCAACCACGCAGGTAAAGAGACAGGATAGGGATAGGGGAGAACATTGAAGCTGCGCCTCACAGACTTTAAGTCGAATACGTACGAGGACACCGACGGCACATGCGAGTGCCACATGTACACGGGGATGCTTGACCATCCCACATACGAGTTCACCACCAACCACGGAGACAAGCACACTATTGACGGCTGGTTCTCTAGCTGGGGCGACCACATTGTCCTCGACATTAAGCTACCCATGTTCGCCCACTGGCTCCACAAGGTAGAGTTCAAGCGGCCCAAGGATGTCGCCGACCAGCTCTTTGACGACTATTCGCCACACCGCGACCTCTGGGATGAATACCTCTGGCGCATCCTCGACTCGGCGTCCTATTGCAGCACCGAGCAGGAGCTTAACGACAACCTCGCGTGGGCGCTCCTGGATGCCTCCGCAGGCAACAACTAGAGGCGACGACCGGGGCGAGCCGCCAGAACCGGCAAGAAAAGAAAGGCGCGCCACACGTAACGGTACGCGTGTGGCGCGCTTGCATGTATTCACACCGTTCAGCGGCGAGCGTTCAGCCCGACAGTCGTAGCCTCCAAATGAGCAACATTCGCACGCTCACGCTGATCGGCAACGCCACGCGCAGCCCAATCCGGCATACCCTCACCAAGGAAAAACTCACGAACGACATCCAGAACACGGTAAACCACTGCATCTCTCCTCATCCATCTGCCAACCCCGCTCCACCGGACGGCGCGCGGGCACGAAAAACGCGCGCACCCCCGATAAAGAGGCGCACGCGACGCTGACGAAACCAACAATATCACGCCGACACTCACGCGCGCAACCACGCGGACGCCGAAAGCGCGGTAAAACTCGTCACACAAAAGGCAGAGGGCGCGCCCCCTGAAAAAGATCAGGCAGGCACGCCCTCAGATGCGCCACCCACACCTGGCGGGGTACGACAATCCAATAATAACACGCAATCACGCATCAGCGCAACCCGACAACACGCGAGCAAACTGCGCTACACGCGGCTCACTCGGCAACGGGAGCGACCACGCCACCAGACACAGCGATAACACCGCCACCCCACGCGCGCACCACCACAGCCTCACGATCACCGTTCGATGACGCGGGAATACTCACGCGCCACGCTCCTGGGCGCTCCCCCACCTCGAAGAACACGCCCTCGAACGACACGAGAGAAAACAGCTCCGGGGTCTCGTCAAACACGCGATTCATCAGATCGCGCACAGCAGGCAACATGTCGGCACGCAACCAATCAAGGTTCGCATAATCGCGACGACACACAAGGTCCGTCACGTCAATACCCACTACCCCCTCATCCTCATACACGGTCGCCGGGCACCCCTGCGCCCACGGGAACACGCTCGACACCAAACCACCCGACGTGAAACCACCTCGCACAGCGGACACGGGAATAGTCGCGTACATGCGGCCAGTCTGAATAGACAAGATTAACCAACCTCTCACAGAAAGAAACAATACACGACCACAAACAAGCGGTCAGAACAGCCACAAACAATAACAGGCGCACAGGAAGCAGAGCAAACGCTCACCTGCCGTCAGACCCCGTAACACATGGTAGACGAGAGCGACAGCTCGCATACGCCAAGCGTACGCTCCCCTTCCTCATCCTCTTCCGACAGGCGCACGCCCGCGTGGCGTGCAGCATCAAAAATCAGGGCAGTGAAAGCGCGTTCGCCGACCGTCGCGGAAACGCACTCCACTTCGGCGGACACCACAACATCCACCCAATCAGACCCGGCATACTCGAACACGTCCACGTCAGCGCTCTTCACGCCCCATCCACGATAACGAGGCGACCCGGCCACAGAGCTGACGCTCTCAGCGAACGCGTCACCCAGGCAGCCGCCAAACGAGGCGACGTGACCCCGATAGCGATACTGAAAAAACATTACGCATCACTCCCTCTCTCCCGTATGCGAACAACAATAACAGCGGCGGCAAGCGCTTGACGCGCCTCTACACGTCGCACAGCTCTTCTCTCCCAGTCAGCTCCCACACGAGCGCGCCACCGGCATCAACGACGCGCGTTTTCGAGCACGCGTCCATAATACATGACATGGGAGGCGTCGCCCACTGCTCGCACGTGGCCGCCGCGACACGGAAAGTGAGCGCCCACCGCTCAGCCTCACCGCACAACACAATCCACGCGGGCCTCCCCTCACGCTCGCCTCGCCTGACCGCCCGCTTCAACAGCGCACCCGCCACGCGAGAACCACCGTCATCGCCGGGGAACCTCACTGCCATTTCAGCAAGCCACATGCACGAGAACGCTTGCAGGCGCGCCACCCACAGCAGCTCAACCGCCACCCCATCGCCGCCGCCTGCGCCTAAAGGCCGCCTGGCGGCACGCCGATACACACCCGCCAGCGACTCTACGACCTCCACCATGCGCCCGTAATCGGCGGCGGACGGCGAATCAGCGGCCTCGAACAAGCCGAGCGCCTTTTCGCACTCGATGTGCGCTTTCCCGACGGCGCGCACCGTCAACCATTCGCGGAGCGAACCAACAGCGCCCAGCGGGCCGCTACGGCGCGTCACCATCGCGTCGCCCATCCACCAGCGTGACCTGTACGGCCACAAAGCGCGCACACTCTCAAAACGATCCACTGTTAGTCACCCTTCTGCTTGTCCGTTTACTCTCCGCCATCACGGCTCAAAGCGGCCCACGTCGCCGCCGGTCGCCCCTGTACGCTGTTTTAAGGGGCTTTCGTGCCGGAGCGCCCCAGCGTATGTGCGCGAACCGAAATGCGCTCAGAAGCCCGTGGATGGCCTCTAACGTCCTGCTCTCGCGCCGTGGGGGGAGCGCCGCTATCTCTCCACACGCTTCGCGCGCTCAATATTCCCCTCGTCTGCTTCCTTGATGCGCTGGTCCAGATCATCCAGCGCCGCGTTCACGGCATCGTTGCGGTCCAGGATCACGACAACGCCCATGTGCCGCCACACGGGATCGTACACGGTCACGGCACCTGACGTGTGCCTAAATCCATGCTCATCTTCCCACTCGTTAGATTCCTCGTGCGAGTACCAGCGCATAACCTTGTCGCCCACGCGGCTAATGGGGAAGATCACCTCGTCGCCGGTGACGATGAGAGACTTTACCTCGTTCTTGTAATAGGTTTTCCGGTCCTTGTCGGGGTCAACCGTCTTGACCGTCCGCTTGTCCGGGTACTGGAGCGTGTACACGACGCTTCCATTGTTTTCTTCTCGGCGTGTGGGAATGACACGGATGTCATACCACGTCCACAAAGAGGGGTTAAACTTACCGTCAAAGACCGACGCAAAGCGCGCGATGTCAATAGACTCGCGCAACTCTTGGAGGAGACGCATCTCCCGCGCACGAGTCATAGGCTCGCCATTCGTGTACTTAACGCTCTTCACCGCGCCGTCGTACACGCTGTCCAGAACGGTGAGGGGAGACGGGAGCAAAGACATGGCTTATTTCCTTCCTGTACGGTCGCGCACGCTGCGGCGACACTCTTATTCTACCACAATCGGCGCACGCTGGCCGCGCAGACCAGTGGACACCAGGAGCTTACTCGCCAGCGCCGCCCACAGCCAGGAACTTGTCATCGAGTTCAAGGGGCTTGTGGTAGACCATCACGAAATCGCCGTCAGCGTTCATGACCTCGGGAGCGAACACGCCAAGACCGCGCTCCGGGAAACCCGCGACCGCCAGAGCAACAGCCTCGTCAGCGCTACCGGCGGCGCGAATCGGCGCATCCTGCCCGTCCACACCCTTCTCATACACGCTGGTCGGCGCGTACGGGTGCTTAAACACCTTCCACGTGTCACTATCATCGTCGCCGCCCCCAACGGTGTACCCGCCGTGGATAGACGCTTTCGAGATAATCAGGTGCAGAGAGAACGTCGCCTGCGCCACACCCAAAATGTCGCTTGTTGTACTCAACGCGAAACCGCCAGCGGGCGTTACGACGCGGCCAAAAATACCTCCGCCCGCAGACCACGCGGTTTCCACGCACGCGTCCACCTGGTATAGGAGCCGGTCAACGACAACGCCGTCAACACCCGACGGCACGTAGCGGCGCTCGCACAGCCACGACACGTACGCTTCCGACTCGTCGCGGAACTTCTTGTTAGTAATCGTCCTAAACGACGAAGAACGGTACGCGCGGTAGTGGACGCACGCACGCGCCTCCTCCGGCGCGGCCAAGCGCCAGCCGCCAGCCGGGGCGCACGCGATAAGGTAAGCGAGACGTAGCTTCTCCCACGTCGGCGCGTCCTCACCAAGTTCTTCAACCGCGCGCCCGCCGCGCATGTCTGGCGTGAAATGCGCGTTAGCGAACGCACGCGCCGCAGCCTCCAACGGCTCACAGTTGTCAGCATCAGCCTGCGAAAGGTAGCCGCGCTCCACGAGAGGCGACACGTCACCATCAAGCGCGAGCTGCGTCAGACGGTACCAGTTTTCACCGCCTTCACAGTAGCGGCGGCAGTTAATCTCAGCCACAGCCGCATACCCGAGAACGTTTCGGCACTTCTTCTCTACGACTTCACCCGTGCGACTATGCGACGAGTATCCGTGAGAAACCGTCCACGCCTGCGGGCGCACACCGCACGCCCGACGCTGCGCAGGCTCGGCGACGGGCGCGGGAGACTGCGAGGCGGACTCGCGGCTCCCGGCGCTGACTTGCCGCGCCGCGTCGCCCGTGAAGTGAGCCGCGTGACCGCGCCGCGCAGGAACGAAAGACACTCCGCCCTCGCGTTCGCTCTTTGGGGCGTTGTAACCGGCGTCCTCTAGGCGGTCAAGAGACTGTCCGCCCAATAGTTCCGCGAACGAAGCCATCGGCTCCCACCTTCCTGTCCTGGCCGTGGCGCACCCCCGGCCGCACTGTTTCCGTCTACAACCAGATTATAACACGCGTACACACATCGCGCCGGGCGTTCACAGGTTCAGTTCGAGAACTTCGTCCAGCTCTTCGAGCACGACCTTACCGTCCACCGCGTCCAGCGCGCCCCGCGCCATGTCGGCTTCCACCGCTTTGCGGGCTTCCGGCACGCACAGCGTGAAGAACCCGTCAGGGAACCGCGCGTCATTACTCACGTCGCTTGCGAGGTCGGCGCGCAGCGTGTTCAAGAAATCGCGAGCGAACACCGTGCGAGCATCCAAACCGTCCATACGCCCCCAGTAGCCGGCCAGTTCAGCCCACATCCAGCCCGCAGGAACAGACAGTGCGCTCGCCTTGCATATCTTGTACCGTTCCTCCTCCTTACCACGACACGCATAGTAAGGACCGACACCAATCTCAACGGTCGCCTTCATGTCTCGTCCACCGGCGTGGCTTCGGATGGCACCCATACGCGCGTCCGCGTCCGCCGCGTCCTCGATGCTGGTAGGCCACTTGTCGCGGTATGCGCCAATCGCGTATGCGGAATCATTCACGTCGTGGAGGAGCGCGGCGCGCGCCACACCGTTCAGCCCCTTGACAGCCCACCAGGGGACCGAGTGAACGCCGCGCCCCCAGTCGGCGGTCCACGGGAACTCCGGGCTGAACATGCTGGACGCGTGAGCGAGCATGAACGCGCGAACCCCGTCATTGTCGCCCAGCCACGACAGTATGTCAGCGCCAACGTGTCCGGTTGTCATTGCGACCGCGAACGCGGCGCTCGCGTTCAGGAAATCGTCACCGTAATCATGCTCCCACCGGAAAAAGTAGCCGCCCTCACCGTCACCCGCCGCGAGATGGTTCCACGCGGCGCGCAGCTCAGAGGGTAGACCGTCCAGGAGCTTCTTCTCGTCGCACGTGAGCGTGTCCGCCCACGTGCGAACGCCGCTGCCACGATGGGAGAACCCAAACTTGTCGTAGGGGAACACGCCGAGCCACAGGTTCGCTGCTTCCGGCGCGTCACGGTACGCGAGGTCAAGCGTGGGGCGCTTGCCCATGCCAGCCCACAAGCCGTAAGGGATTTCTCCCAGGTCAATCAGGCCGTCCTCGTCGCCCAACCCCAGGAGTGCGAACAGGTGGCGCATCCCTTCGCGGCCCTGCGTATCGTAGCGCGCCCACAGTGCGCCAAGAACTGCACCACTCCACGAGACGCCATCCATGTCAACGTTGCCACGGTTGAAAAGCCATTGCACGTCCTCGTCACACGAGTCAAACTGTTCCATGTGGCGGACGAGGAACGCCCAGTCGTGGCCGCTCACGTGCCCGCCGCGCGTCACTACGCGCATAGCGTCGTCGTTTTCTGCCACCTCGCGCAGACGCGTCAGCTCGCCATTACGGGTGATGCGCTCCATCCATAGGCGCTCAGAGAACGGCGCGTCTCCGCAATGCCAGGTGGTGCCGCCCACGCTCTTAAACAGGGCGTACAGGTCGTCGTCGCTTAGCGTGCAGCCGAGAACGCGCAGCCCCTCCGCCTTGTACTTATCCTTTTTCGCGCCGCCAGCGTTGTAGAGGCGCGCGAACGCGGCGCTGCCAACCGGGTAGCGGCGGCACGCCTCACGGTCGAACGCCTCTGCATACCATTCCATCTCACGGTACCCCTGGTTGTCACGGTAAGCGCCGTAACCGTGATGGCTGTAGCCCGCGTCGTACTTGTTTGCGTGCCACCACCAGGTTAGCACCTGCTCCGGCGTGGCGAACTCGAACAGGTGAGACGCGAACTCGGCCCGCTTCTTGTCCGTGTCACACCACGTGTCGCGGCGCGCCTCGATTTCCAGCCACAGGCTCTTCCCATAGTAGCCGGAGCAGCCGAGCTGTTCGTGGGCTGCGCGCGCCATAGCCGCAACACGCGGGGTCAGGCGGCCAGAGCCAAGCAGACGCTTCACGTTCTTACCGTCGTTATTCTCGCAATCCTCGATGAACGACTCATAGGAGGTGATCGCCTTTTCGGCTTCCTGGCTTGTGCTCACACCATAGGAGCGTGCGATAGAACGAAACACGCCGCTCTTCGCAATGCCGTGCTTCCCCGCGTCGTACAGGCGCTGCATGACCGGGATAAACCAGGACTCGCCGTTCTCCCCGGTCGTATCCCTGACGATAGCCTGCGCAACCTCACGCGCGTTCGGGCCGGTCAGCACGCGGCACAGCGTGTACGCGGTGTCGCCATCATTGTAGAGGACATGGGTGCCAATGCTGGGCTTTTCCGGGTAGTTGCCGCGCCACGCGTAAGCGACGCGGTACATGTCCTCCTCGCCTGTGAGTCCGCGCGCGTTACGTAACTTCTGGTAGACGGCGCGAGACACCTTCGTGCGCGCATTGTCGCCAGCACGCCAGCCTGCCCGCGTGTCGGCCAGATCGCCGCCATCAGCGAACTCGCCGTCACCCGCCCACCACTGGCGGTACGCGTGCATGAACGGGACGAACGTCTTACCTTCAAGTGTCGTCTCGCGAGAGTAGTAGACCCGGTTGCCGGTACGGCGGTCAGCCCACGCCTCCCGAAGAAAAGTGACGAACAGGTCACGGCCTGCCGCCAGCGCATCCTGCGAATAACGCGCGGCCAGCTCATCGAACGGGCGCAGCGCCAGCGGACGACGCTTGCCACTGTTTCGGCGACCGCCACCGTTCGAGTTGTTTCCACGGCCGTTCGCGTTCTTGCGGCGGCCCGCGTTCATGCTGGCCGCAACGGCCGACGGCGACGGGGCGGCGGGACGATGTACGGTGTTCGTGTTTTCGCTCATGCCCACATCATACCACAACACGGCCACTGTTCGTACGCGAAACGCGCGCAAACAACGAGACCCCGCGAAAGGCGGCTGACGCGACAAAAGTGGGGCGGCGGAGGAAACCACACCTCCGCCGCCCCGCGCGCACCGTCACACGCGTCCGACCGCCACCGGCACAGCCGCCACCGCCGCGAACTCGCCGCCACTAGACGAGCGCGTAGACGCTTCGACCGGCAACCCAACTGTCACACCACCATCACCGTCAGCGACAGCCACACTCTCAGGCTCCCCGACAGCAACACCAGCGAACAGCAAGTCGCTTTCGCGCTTACGGTTGACGCGCACAGCCATACCGCCCGTGCCCCTACCCTTCACGTTAAACTCGCTCAGGCTGGTTGCCTTCCACGCGCCCTCACGGATGAGACCGCCACCAGCATCCGACAACGACACCACCAAGGCGTCACCAACCTGAGATGACGGGATTGCGGTGAAAGCGATCACACTGTCACCGTCAGCCAAGCCAATACCAGCAACACCGCCCGCGCGGCACCCGGCGGCACGCACCTTACCCGCATCCGCGCGCAACACCTTACCGGCCCTTGTAATGAACACCATGTCCACGCCCGCGCTCTCCGACTCGCCCACGTGGATAGCAGACACCAGACGGTCACCGTCGGCGAGAGCGCACACGGGAACCGTGTCCGCGCGCAAAGGATAATCCGCCTTCACGCGCTTCACCACACCCATCTTAGACGCGACAATCAGACCATACGCACTATCGCCGCCACCATCAACCACACTCACGCCAACCAGGTCACCGGGGAGGGTGACACCCAATGTTTTCGCGGTCGCAGGCACACCGTCATGGAAGAACGACACGGGAACCTTCACACCCTCACCGTTATCGCAGACGAGCAACAGTTCACCGCCGCCATCCGTCCTCTTATCTGCGGGAACAGTGAACTGCGACGTGATGACACCGTGCTTGTATGCGCGCGTCCTCGCGGGGTACTTCCACGGGCTTGTGGAACACACGACCGCTCCGCCACTGAGGACGCTCACGTGCAGGTCGCCGGACGCAAGGTCACCACCCGCGACGCCAGCGGCATCACCATCCGCACCCGCCATAGCATCCTCAGCCGGGTCCGCGTCGTGCAGGACTGTGAGGCGCGGACTAGAGATGAGCTTGTGGGTGTCCACTAGCTCGCGCTCAATAAGGTCATTCATCGCGTCCGCGTCAGAGAGCACCAACTCCAAACGCTTCTTCTCATCACGCAGCCCCTTATCTTCCGCCCTGATCTGGTCGCCGTCCGCCTTCGTGAGCCGACGCAACTGCATAGACAGAATGTACGACGCTTGGAACTCGCTGATGTTGAACTCTCGCGTGAGGGCTTTTTGCGCATCACCAGGCGTTTTCGCTTCCCTAATAAGGCTGATAGCCTTATCCACGTCACCAATCACCGTGAGCAACGCTGAGAGCTGGGAGAGGCGAGCGTCAATCGCATCCACACGCGCGCGGCTACGCCTGGCGACACACGCGCGCCTATAGTCCAAAAACAGCTTCATGCAGTCGATAGTGCCCAACTGGCGCGGCCTACCGTCCACGAGGAACGTGTTGTTGACGTTGAACGCGGCCTCCATGCTCGTGTACTTCCACAGCGCGTCCAACACGCGACCAGCCTGCCACTGCCGGTGAACAACAATCTCTAGGCGCTGGTCCTTGCTGCTCTTGTTGGACGCGCTGGTAATACCCTTCTCGAACGCCTCCACCGCCGGAATAGGCTTGCCCTTCTTCGTTTTCGGCGGCTGCTCTTCGCTCTTCTCGTTGATCTGGGCGAGAACGTCACCGACACTCACGCCGTAGGGTAGCTCTGTGACGACGATCTTGGACGCGCCCCTGGGTAGCGGCTCCACGCTCACGGTGGCGCGCATGACAAAACGGCCCTTGCCGGTCGCGTAGTAGTCGCGCGCCCCCGCCTGGTCCTTGTCGTACACGTGCGCGCCTGTCGGAAAGTCGGGTCCGGGCATCACAGAGAGCACTTCGTCTACGGTCGCGTCCGGCTTACGCAGCAGGAGGAGGTTCGCTGCCAGCACTTCGTCTGGGTTGTGGGACGGCGTGTTCACGGCAAAGCCAACCGCCATACTGTTCGGCGTGCCATTCACCACAGCATTATTGAACCTGACCGGCAAGTCCAGCGGCTCCGTCGTTGTCTCATCGTAGTTAGGCTTAAACTCACACGCCCCGCTCTTGGCCTCCACGACGCACGCCAAACCCGCGTCGGACAGGCGAGACTCCGTGTACCTCGCCGCCGCAGGCTTGTCGCCAAAATGCAAGCCCACACTGCCCTTCACGTCAACGAGGGGAACCCTCATGCGGAACGGCTGTGCCACCGTGTACACGGCATCCTGAACGCTCGCATCACCGTGCGGGTGATAAGCGAGCACGAGACCCGCGAACGATGCGGTTTTCTTATGCTTCGCCGATGGTGTGAGGTTATTGGTGAGCGCCGTCCACAGAATACGCGCGTGAACCGGCTTGAAACCACTATACACGCTGGGGATAGCGCGGGAGGCGACCGTTGAAAGCGCGTACTCGCCATAGTTGTCCTCTAGCCACTTCGCGCTGTCGGTGGCGACGACACCCGTCCTCTGGCCGACGCTCGCCTGTAGCTCTTCAATCAGTTTTTGCTGCGCTTTTGTGAGCTTACTTGTTTTACCTGCTGCCATGCTCTTGCTGCTCTTTCTTCACTCTTACCGTCAGGTGATGCTAGTTGTTTGCCGTTCGCGTCAGTCCGACACTTCCACGCCAGCGCCCAAACCCATGACCGTTACAACCTAGCTCACGCTAAGCTGTATGGCCTCGTTACCAAGGCCAACTCCAAGCCTTACGCCACCAGCAGGTGACCGCTTGGTTCGCGCTTCACCGAGGTCAGCGTTACCAGACACCAGGTCGGAACGTCTTACATCCTCTCCACGCGCGTTTAACGTCTCCGGGGCACTCCCGGCGACCCTAATATTGATTGCCGCGTTCAGATCACGGTCCAAAGATAGACCGCACGCGTCGCAGTTAAACGTTCGCTCAGACAGGGACAGCTTGGCTTTCACTACCCCACAATTTGAGCATGTTTTACTGGACGGAAACCAACGGTCAACCACACGCAACACGGCACCCGAGCGCGCGGTTTTATATTCTAGTTGGCGACGAAACTCACCCAAAGCCGCGTCCGACACGCTGCGGGCAAGATGATGATTTTTCACCATACCCGCAACGTTCAAGTCCTCAATGCACACGGTACTGTAGTTACTGGCAATCATGGTTGTTGCCTTGTTAATCGCATCAGCTCGCACGTCCGCCACGCGAGCGTACAGCCGAGCAACACTCTCCCGCGCTTTCTCACGACGTACACTTCCCTCGATCTTGCGACTCAGTGCCTTTTGAGCTTTCCGCAAGGCTTTCGACCTCGTGCCCAGGGCGCGAGGATTAGGGATAACAGCCCCACCCGAGAGAGTGGCGAGGTTTTTCACACCAAGATCAACACCAACCGCGCCACCCTTCGGCGCTGGTTTAACGGTCGGCTCACGCTCCACAGTCAAGCTCGCATACCAGCGCCCAGCGCGACGGGATACACTTATACGGATAACACGCGCCCCATCCACACGTTTATACACATTCTCCGTACAATGTACGCGACCGATACGCGGTAGCTTCAATCCATAAGGGTCGCTAAACTTGGGCGCAGTGAACCCGGTTGAATACGCGAAACGCATGGTAGTATTCTTCGACTTGAACTTAGGGAACCCGACACGACGGCCCTTACGCTGCCCCCTGCGAGACTTCACCCAGTTCGACAAACCCCGAGCCAAGCCATATAGGCCCATATTGTAGGCTTCCTTACTGTTCCGGTTCCACCACACGACACCCGTATCCCGGTTAACGGCGAGAGTATCTTTGTTCGCGTTCCACCAACGGAGCAAAGCGTAATGCGACCACTGGGGAGGCTCCCCGCTGTCCAGCCCTTCCTTCACGTGGGCTAGAACAGCGTTATATGCGAAACGGGCGGCCCCGGCATGACTCACCATCAGGCGCTCCTGCTTGGGCGTAGGGTCAAGCCGAACCTTCACAGCCTCGTAAAAACCCATCTGGCAATATCACCCCCAAACCTTCCCGATCTCTTACTAGCATGGCACTCACCGTAACACAATATCAGCGAAAAACTAAACCGACTCCACTACCGTTAGTCCGTCACCTCAACATCCACGCTCAGACTCATAATCCACTCTTTACGCTTCTCGGTGTCGCCGCCGAAAATCACGTCCAACACGCGCTCCGTTTCCTCCACGTCGCGGCGCTCCACCCGCTGCCAGCACTTCTCGCTACTGAACGCGTACTGGTGCAGTCGCTCACTCGTGGACTCACCCAACCCCTTCATATAGTCCGTCGAATACGACAACCCGGCGTCAGCCAACTGCCGCATCATCTCGTGAGCCTCCAAAAGCGTGAACGCAGGCAACTCCACCACGCCACCAGCACCGTCACCATTCTTCACAGACACAACCGCCAACGGCGTTTTCACCTGAAACAACAGGCCAGCATCAATAAGACCGGGGAACAGCTTATCCACAATCACGTACAGGAGCGTCGCAATGTGCGAGCCGTCAGGGTCAGCGTCCGTCGCAATCACAATACCCCCCGGATACCGCATAGCGCCCAGGTCAAACGACGCGCCAAAACCCGCGCCCACAGCGTTAATCAGATCTTTCACCTCACCATTAGCGAGCACCTTCTCCGTGGACGCCTTCAACGCGTTAATACCCTTACCGCGCACACCCAACAGAGCACAATCCAGAGTGCGGGCACGCTTCAAGCCGGACACAGCCGAATCACCCTCACACACCATCAGGAACGTCGTCGCACCAGTGCCCGCCCCCTCAGCTTCCACGAGCTTCGCGGGGAGAGCCGCTTTCGCGATCTTCGCGGACGCGAGCGACGCGTCCACCTTCTTCTGCGCGCTCAACCGGGCGCGAGCCGCCTTCAACACGCGCTCACACACCGCCGGAACGTTCTTGTCGCGGCCCATCGCCCATTCTTCCAGCGGGCCGCTCATCATCTTCACGAGGGCGTTCGACACGGCGCGCGAACCGTCCAACTGGTCTTTCGCCTGGTTAGAATACGTTGCGCCCGGCATCCGCACGCTCACGACGGCGACGAGGCCGTGCGCCACGTCCTCATACGTCACGTCCGGGTCTTTGACACTCAAACCCTTTTTCATGGACCGCAGGCGCTTATTCACAGCCTGAGTGAGAGCCTTCTGGAACGCCACATAGTGCTTACCACCCAGGCGAGTGAACACCGTGTTACTGAACGTCTCCACATGCTCCGATGGCGCGTCACACCACGTAAACCACAGGTCCGCCGACATGGGCACCTCACGCTCACCCGCAGACACACTAGCGGCACCCTGCCGCCCATCCGACGGCATTGGCGTTTTCAGCCACACGGTACTGGACGCGCTCACGTGGAACGGGCTTGTGGCGAGCTTGCGGGGTGCGGCATCCTCCAACAGGGTTTGCACGCCCTCGTCGCCCTCAAACTTGTAGGTGGCAGTCCACGCTCCCGTCCCCTTGTCGATGGTGCCGCCGAGGTTCGCGGCCTCGCCGCCGCCGCGCGCAAGCTCCTGGTAGCTGGTGACGGTTGCTTCCATGCCGGGAGTGAGCGCACACGTGCGCTTCACCCTCTGCGCCGCATCCACATCCGAATACGGGTTATCCGACTGGAACACCGTGTCGTCCAGCCACACGGTGAACCTCGTTCCTTCCTCCCACCCGGCGCGCTCCGCTTTGGGGCGCGTGTCCGCGCTCTCGTGCAGCACGCGCGGGTCAACTGGCGTAAACGCGTCACCAGGACCGTTATCCGCGTCGAAATACCCCGGCTGACCGTCCTTGAACGAGAGGCGGAACTCGCGGCCGCTCTTCCATGTCACCGCGTCCACGCGCGCAGCAATCAGCACGACAGACGAGAAACCCACGCCGTTCGTACCAACCGCCGAATGGTTATCACCGTAGTTGCTGGATGTTTTTGTGCGACCAATCGCATAATACACGCCCGACCCCACCACGCCGTGCTCGTCCGTCTGCTCAGACACCGGCAAACCAATACCGTTATCCTGCACGGTGAACGACCTGTCCTTGTTGAACTCGACGCGCACGCGCGACGCGTACCCTTTGAGCACCTGGTCAAAAGCGTTCTCAACCGTCTCCATGACGGCCTTCTGCTTCTGACGACTCATCGTCTCCCCGTCGTCCTCCTGGACACCGAACGTCAACGACAAACGCTTCAACAAATGTTCACGATCAGACAGGACTTGCAGCTTCTCCTCACGGAAACCACCACGCTTACCGCCAGACCCTTTACCGCCCGCACTCTTTTTAACAGCCACCTACCCAGGCACCTTCCCAATTCTCGCACACGCCACACGACACGCTTCATGCGCCTTTGTTGGCGCGATAGCGCACAAAACTTACTCTACATTGTCGAATATATGCGCATACAAGCACCCGCGTCAAAACCTCACCAAAACAGGGCAACACAATACACGAAAGCGGCGTTGACGCGCACAACACACGCCAACGCCGCCAACCACAGCGACAAAACAACAGGCTACAGGCGCGACACGCCCGTCAGCGCGTAGTACGTGCCACCGCCCCCGAGCAAGACACTACCCTTGTACTCGGTATCGCCGAAAGCACGATGACACTCCACGCCGTTAGGTACGCGAGCGCCACGAGAATCAAGCCTGCTCACGCAAGTCTCATCCATCAGAAACATCACGTCCATATCGTCACCGCCCCGCATGATGATGCTCTGATTCTCGTTAAGGGACATCCTCGACACATTCAACGCAACACGATCACCCTTATCCACATGACCGTCAACCCACCCCATACTGTAGGGAATAGTCAACACAGCACCATAGTCCGTTCGCACCGTGTAATCGGCGAGAGTCACGCGCTCCACCGTCGCCTCATACACGCCGTAGGATGCGTAATCACCCTCAGCGACAACATGACGCTCAGTGTTCGCCACGTAAACGCCACACACCACGGGCACAGAAACCAGAGACAACAGCAGCACCGCTCCGACCCAGATGTCAGCGGCGGCCAGATCATGCTCACCACGCTCCTTACCCCTATGTGTCCACGCGTAAGCGCCAACAGCAACGAACGCCACAATCATAGCCGCCAGCACCACGTTCCCCAGCGCCACAATGAGAGAGAACGGCACCGTCTCCACAAGAATCTCCACGACTGACCACACCTTCCTGAAAAAACATCACACACGCAACAAACATGTGCGCGTGGACTTTTGCCTATCAAACAATTGCTATTATACCATGAGAAACGAAAGATAGCGCGCGCAAAACGCGCGCAACCACTATGACCCCCCCCACATTGATTCGTGGGAGAAAGCTAGCACACGACCGTGAGCACCAAAGCCTACGATTATTTCATTACCGGCCTCAGCGTGTTTGACGCGGCAGACCGCATCCGAGAAACCATCAACCCCGTGTTCTTTGACGCGTTCCGTGAGCAGCTAGACCTACTTGACGAGCGCCTACAAGGAAACGTCAACGCTACATGGGACGAAACGTTCCTCGCGGACCTCCCATCCGACAACCAGCGCATCCTCCCCACGCACATTACCGACATTAACCAGTGCAGCGCCTTCGACAAAATCGACGCGCTCTACCAGCGCATGAGCGAACTCAAAAAGTGCGCAAGGCGCACGCTCACGCCCGCAGACATCTTCTACGACGCGATCATCATGCGCGGACCAGACAGTGGCACGGTCGTTTTCAAGGTGTTCTCCGAGAACCCCGCGTACACGCAAGCCCTCAACACGCAGGACTGGTGCCGCGACTTCTCCTACTGGAACAACACCGACCGGGACGACAACGTATCCGAGGAAGAATGGGAACGCCGCGCACAATACTGGTACGACATGCCATACAAGCCGATGAGTGAACTGTCCGTCGGCTTCACGCAGCCCCCTATGTCCACCGTGACAATCACCATAAGGCGCGCGAGCGCAGAAAAGTAGCACAACAAGCAGGCAAAGCAAAAGCGGCCGACCGGAAACTTGAAACGCCACCACATTGGCGGGGTAGCCCGGTCGGCCGCTTACTTATCGCTCGGCCGCGTGCAAGGCGCGCTCTATCGCAGAGCCTTGCGCATCTTCCCGCCCTCAGTAGGGTCAAGATCACACGTGGCCGCAAACAACGTCGCACCCGCGCTGAACATGACATGCGCCATGAAGAACCTGGCGGCGTACCACCACGGCGACGCTTCACCAACCCACTGCGAGAGATCATAAAGAGCGTAAGCAATCGCGCCATCAATCAGCGCGCACACGATAACGGCCATGAATCGCGCAACGCCACTACCGAGAGGAAGCTCGTACTCGGCCGCAGCAACAAGGCTATTCCACCGATCCATCACGCGCAACAGCATCACCACAGCCACGACAGCAGCGAAGAAACCGCCAGCGGCGCTCACCTGAGCCGTCCCGAACACGAACCAGAAACACGCGAGACCGTAAGCGGCCACCGTGAAATACCTGGCGACCTTAGCGGCAACAGCGATCATGTTCTACCTCATTCCTTCACGCGCGAACACCCACAGGCGACTCCCGACATCGTTTACATCTTTCCAACAAGAACAACCATAGCACGAGAGAGTCACAACCTGCGCGACGAACACGCGCACATGACAGATAACACACATAAAGAGGGCGACGCGCGGCGGCGCTCAACCGCGCTGGCTGCGAAAGAAAAACCTCAACACGATACCCAATCCGTCCCACAGGAACAGCAGCACGAACGCCCACGCGCCAGCCGTAACACTTGACAGCATGAGCGCGGCCATGAGGCCGACGGGAGCCGCAAACACGTCCCACAGGACGAAAAACGCATAAACGAATAGTTCCAGCCACGTGCTCGCCCTCGTCGCCGACCTGCGCAGGCCGCGCCACGACGACATCGAGTACCACTTGACACTCCCATAGCTTCCGCTACGAGATTCCTGCGAACTAGGCTTGCTTAAACTCAGGCCGTTAGGCTAAGGTTCAGCGGCTTCCCATATTGAGCAGGCTATCCCCGATTGTCGGTCGGTTCAACTTTTAGTTATTACCCTGTTTGGCTGAGACGCAGCGCCTCACCCAAAATATTCAGCGCAGCGTTCACATCACGATCATGAGATGAGCCGCAACTCTCGCACACCCACTCACGCTCCGACAACCGCAGACCAGCGTATTTGTAACCGCAGTCGTGACATAGACGAGAACTCGGATAGAACCTATCCACCTGAACGAGCGTCCGCCCATACCACTGCGCCTTATAGTCCAGCTTATCCACGAAACCACTCCATCCATTGCGGAGGACGCTACGGTTCATTGCGCGCTTGACTGACTGGCCGTTTCGCACGGGCTTGCCGTCCGCGTCCAGCTTCTTCTTCGCCCGCCGCGTCATATTCCCCACCGCCAAAGTCTCCATGCCGATGAATTGGTTATCTTCTATCAGCCTATGAGACACCTGGTGCTGAAAGTTCTCGCGGTAGTGCCGGACCTTCGCGTGCGCCTTGGCTACAACCTTCTTCTGCTTGCGGTAGTTGCTCGAACCCTTCACTCTACGGGACAGCTTACGCTGCTCACGACTAACCTTCTCCTCCAATTGGCGAAGCCGGTCAGGATAGTTAATCTTCTCACCCGTAGATAAGGTAAGGAAATCTTTGACACCCACGTCGATACCGACCTTGCCTTTGGCTGTCGGTTTGGGTTGAACATCCACATCAAACAGGAGCACCAGATAGTACACGCCATTCTCGCGCTTCACCGTCCAACTCGACAAAGATTCCAGCGGGTAGCGGATACGGTCTCGCCTACGTATGCGAACCGACCCGAGCTTCCGGGACAGCGGATACCGATTACCTTCCATGTGCCGTATTGGCGCCCCGTTGCGAAATGACTGAACGCTGTCATTCTTGGACGCAAAACGGGGGTGATTCTTCCCATACTCAGCCTTGCGGAAATACGCGGATTGCGCCTTACGGAAGTCCATAATCGCATTACTCAACGCGTTCGACGGAATGGGACTACCCCTCAGCCACTCGTTCGCGTTTTTCATATCGGTCACGTTCGGATACTGGGGGCGAGGATTAGTTTCCTTGTCATAGGCGTTGAACGCTTCAACCTGCTGGTTATATACGAAACGCCTCGCACCAAAACACTGCTCCAACAACGCAGCCTGCGTCCTGGACGGCGTAAATAGGATACGCTGCGCCACCTTACGGACTACCATTTCAATTACACTCCTTCCTTATGTTTTCGCTGAAACTCAGCGAAACGGAGGTCTCAAACAATCGCCAACGCCCACCAGGAAACCACGCAACACGCTCACGTCAACAGCGCACGCGACAACACCCAGCAGCACGGCATACCCGAACGTGTGAGCCAACAAGACCACGCGGCGCACGCGGCTACGGCGAGAAGCACCAGCCAACAGCATCACGATACGCCACCCCTGTCAGCGTGGCGCTGCGCAAAACTCGCGAACAGTCGCGCCCGCATGATAACACTCAACACCTCACATAGCAGCCCATCAGCGCCCATCGCCACCAAAGCAGCAACGCCCCACGCTCGGCTCACACCGCCGCCAGGAACAGTAGCCAGCATGACAGCGAGCAGCACGCACGCCGCGAGATAAATGACCGGCTTCACCAGATCATCTCGCGCCTCAGATAGCTCTTTACGCCAGGACACGCGCGGCACACTATCCTCGCCATCATGTGCGCACCCTTACTCATCCACATGACAGCAGAAGCAGCCGACACGAGTGCGACAACGAACGCGACGCCAGCCGCCCCGCCAACAACATGCTCTTCCATCATGGCTGCGCGCCCACACGCGCCGACCAGAACCGCCAACACAAGCGGGTTTACGACGGAAAGCACGCGCATTAGCTTCAACATACCCACGACTACAACCTCCTCTCCTCTTAGCTCCTGTGTCCGCTGCCGCGCCGTTTAGAGCCGCACGGCAGCGGTGAACGACAGGATCACAGAGGCGCGTTACTGACGAGAGTGCAGGAGCCATTATTTCTAGCCTTGACGATCAACTCCTCAGCCGTGATGAATCCCTCATCCATATTCACCCAAAAGTCCTTATCATCCTTCTGATACAAGACGCCACCGACCTTAACAACCGCACCGTACTGCAACGAATCCAGATTAATGATAAGGGGGCCGCCAAGCACGGTCATTGTAACCTCGCGGATGTTAAAAATCACCCTGGGACTTGGCGGCTTCGCAAAGTGCCCGATCTCTGTCCTCATTAGTTTCCCTTCTCTTCACAGGTCTCATCAGTTACCTGGTTCGCTGCCGCGCGCCACTTGAAAACACACAGCAACGAGCCAGGACCACCACTACTCTTCTCCGTCACCCGCGAGATCACCTGCGCGCTTACGCAGCAGCGCAGCCCACGAACCAATCAGCATCCCATCAACGGCGAACCATAACATGAGAGCGTCCCACGCGCCAACCTTATACGCGCCCTTCATCGCGAGGGCCAGCACCAGATTCAGGCAGTAGAGGGCGGCAGTAAAAAGTGCGCTCTTCCAATACGCCTTCCACGCCTCGCGGACAGCCGCAACGACATCTTGTCGCTCAACTCCCGACAGGCTCACGTCACCGCCTCCAGCCCTATGCCACGCTCGAAACGACAGGAACGCCGCCACAGCGCCCAACGCGACCGCGAGAACCGCAGTAACGAGGTGCCCGGTCGCAAGACCCCACATAATCGAAGACACCAAAAAGATACATGGGCTGACAACACCCATTACGCGCGCAAACAACATGTTCTCCTTTTCTCCCGCGTGAACAACTTATCTCTATAACAATACCACGAAAGCTCGCGGCGTAGCAAGCGCACTCTGCGCGCAGCGGGCACGCAACAAGCACCAGGGCGACCGTGCGCGCCAAGAACGCGAATCAGCCATCAAACACGGTAACTAACACGTGTTAGATACGCGTTTCGCGAGCGAACGCGCCTCACGGGCGCGAGAGCATACTCGCTTCTCTCATGCGCTCAGAAACGCCCCGGCGTTTCATTCGACATTCGCGTCGTCGGCCGTCTTATCGTCGCGGAACCCGACGAACACCGGGAAGCGCAGCGACCGGCCGCCCACGCTGTTGCTGGTCTCCTCAAAGAAACGGACCTCAACCATCCGTCCCACGTAGGCGTCGCGGCTGCACCAAATCTCGCGCTTCTCCTCGTCCGTCAGTCCCGACGACACGTTCACCGTATCACCGCCATCTCCTAGCGCCAACGTGAGGGATCGCAGCCCGCCCTTATTTTCGCCGTCAATGGCCTCCTCGAACCCGACGATGGGAAGATCAGCTGTTTTCATGCGCTTGACTTTCAGGAGGGCGCTTGTCCGTTTGCGCTCGTACACGCTGTCCGGGTTGTTCAGCATCACACCCTCCCATCCTCGGCTGTGCGCGTACTCGCTCCATCCGCCTATATCGCTTATAGTCGCTTCCCCCAGCACGGGGACTTTACGAACGCGGCCTTCGTCTGGTAGCGCGTCCACCATGCGTCGCCGCTCGCGGTACGTCTTGTTGCCTGTCCCGTCGTCGAACACGGTCGCCGGGACCACATCGAACACGTGGAAGGACACGCCACTCTTGTCGCCTCCCGAGCGAACAATGCTACTGGTTGCGCGGAATCCTTCGCCCGTTGTCATTGACTCGCGCCCGTCAGCGATCAGCTCACCGTCCAACATCACGTGCCCCCACTCGCTGGGGACAACAGCGGCAGCCGCCGCCTCGACTTCGACCAGGCCGCGTATTGGCTTCCCCTTACGGGAGCGCGCCGCGACGACGCGGCCACGGTCCACTTCGATGAGTGCCCGCACGCCGTCAAGCTTTTGCGTGACAATAAACACGGCGTCGTCACCGTACGCGCTGATCTTCTTCTCCCACGTGAACGCTAACTGCGCGTTAAACTCGGGAACGAACCCCGGCCCGTATACGCGGTTCAGCAGCGAGCACCCAGCAGCACCCATATCACGAGACACGAACGGCAGTCACAGCATAATACGTGCTAGGAAACAGGCCGTCATCACCCTTAGTGTCGCCGAACGCCGCCGAGCATGACAACACGCCCGCCGACTTACACGCGTTGCTCGCAACGAAAACAGGACCATCGGAATCAGAAGAATAAACGCCATCGCCAGGGCGGCGCACAACTATAAGACCCGGCTTTGATGAAAGCCTAGACGCGTCAACCGTCACTTGAGAACCTACAGCAGCAGCATCCTCCGGCATCATCGACTCCGGGACAGGAAGAGACACACCAAAGTCGGTTTCCACCTCGACCATCTGCGACTGCGGGTACACGCGCGTCACCGTCGCCGTATAGGTACCCAGCTTCTCGTAGTCACCCTCAGCGACGGGGCGCTGATTCGACAGGGCCATGCTCGACATCATCACACTCACGACGAAAACGGCACAAAGAGGCAGAATAAAACGCATATATACCTTTTCCATCAACACCTCGCTCCACCTCTTGCCATCCCATATCATCGCCACCGAAAGACAAACGACACCGGAAATCACGAGAACGAAAAGAGCGCCCAAAGCAAGCGTAAAGCTATCAAAAGGAACCTCTCGAACAAGCATGACAATTACTCACTTTCTTCACGTGCGAGCGTGACACGAAACCTATCAAGATACAGTATCAAATAAGGCTACAATAACATACATTTGTAGGTTATGCAACCTCGTTTGAGAGCCGCCGTATTGGTCCCCAAAACGCTACGTGCGTCTTGGTCCGCTAGTACCCTGGCCGCCAAGCGTGGAGCTTGTACCCTAGCGGGGCATACAGGAAGAATCACCCCTTAGAAATGAGGCGGTGGTTCTTCCTTTTCGCAGTAGGCTTGTTTTTCGTCCTATCCCGTCCCGGATACTTCAACGAGTTTCTAGCAATGGGCGTTTTGAGCGCCGCTTGTGGCTGTAGTTTCCTGTTTTTCGCCCGCGTAACGCGGGCTTTAGTCACGCTGGGTACTGCCCGTGCGGCAATATTCACCGCAGCGTTAACATCCCTGTCCATCACCCCATGCTCTGGACAGACAGACAGTTTGCGAGTTGGGTGACTTACCTTAGCGCCACACATGTGGCACTGTTGCGAGGTGTTGGCTGGGTTCACTGCTACGACCCATCCGCCGTTCTGTGACACATAGTGGGCGAACCATTGGACGAGCGCACCTCGGTTCCAGCGCCCGTTCTGCATGGTGTTTCTAATCCAGCTCAAATCTTCCACGGCGACGACTGCGTTACCCCACAGATGAGAAAGATAAGCTATCTCCTGCGCCGCGAGAATCGCCAGCTCCCGCTTCTTCCTGGACGCCGCCTCACGGTGAAACCGAGCCTCATCCAACGCCGCCATGCGCTCCTGCCGCTGAGAGAGAAGCCCATCAGCTTTCTTTCTCAGGCCTCTGACCTGAGCCTCAGATGCTTGAACGCTGTTCCACAGAGAATGAACTCGCTGAGAGAGCGTCGTCTCATACACTATCCGCCCCGTCTTAGTGTCACGTACCACAGCGGTGGCATAGTTGTTGATTCCCACGTCTACGCCAATGGTATAGTCTCCCGAAAACTGCACAACCGGGTTATCCGTCACAACCGTGAAAATAAAAACAGGTGTGCCATCCTCGACTTTAATGACAGGTAGGGTGACTTTCCCCTCGGTGAACCGCTTGTTATCGAAGTTGAAGATCAGACGATACCATACGCCTTGAATAACCAGCCGTAGGACAATTTCACCATCAGCAAACGGATTATTCTCGATGGCTGCGTAGCACTTATCCACCGCTCCCAGGTTCACATAATCTCCGCCATACGAGGGCGGTGAGGCATCTACTGTACGCTTCCAGCCCTGGCTCACATACTTAGAACTCTCGCCGTTCGCAGCATTAACACGCTCCTGGTAGGAACGAAACTCAGTGACCACACGATGCTGAACCAGCATCTCCTTACGCGACCTACCGCTCTTGCCTGATGCTAGAAAATCAGGCATAGTCACGCCAGCCCTGCGGCCAGCCGTCGCAGGCTGGACGACAGTAACGCGCGATAGCTCATCTCCTAGAACCTCGTCGTTACGAACCACGTAGGTTGCGTAAGCTGAGATGTCGCGAACCTCAGACGCCAGCCCTGCCAAAACAGGCGCACTATCTAGCAGCTCACCGTCCAAACCTAGAACGTGGGAGGGGCACGCGACAAAAGCCCTATAGGTTTGGTTCTTAGCCAACTCCCCTCCAAAAAGAAATACACTCAATACCAGCTACATAGCCAATAACAACGAAACCCTCAACTGTCATATACACGCAACCATACCACGCCGCACCCAGACACGCCACAGCAAGAACAGCAAGCGTGGCGTGTCTACACGTGGTACACTATAACCAACACAAGAAAACAGCAACAACCAATGGTAGGAGACACGCCATGTTCGTCAACCTTGACAACAGCGACAGCGCTTACGAGACAGCGCGACAGTGCCTCCCCTACTACTACGCGGCGGCGGCCACAAGCCCACACGTGCAGGCGATGGCAGCAGAGCGCCTACAGGCCGGGTGGACCACCAGCCAGCTCAGGCAAGTACTCCCACGCCTCAACCGGCGAAGCCTCGCGACCATGCACCACGCTTCCTACGTCGTCAGCGTGTGGGCGTGGGCCGCGCCCGTAGACAAGGCACCTAACGTCATGCGCCGCAAGGCGGAAGCGAAAGCGGCGCGCACCATCGAGCGCCGCCTCAAAGCGTCTGAACGCGAACAGTGGGGAAGCGACGACGGCAAAGCAGCCCTCGCCCTCACCAATCAGCTATGGGAGCAGGTGCAGAGCGAGCACCCCGAGTACGGGCGCGCACAAACCGCGCTCGCCGTGTCCCAGCTCCTCACCGAGCACAGGAACGCGCAGGCGTAAACCCGCGCCAACAGGGTAACACGCGCCCTACAGCGCCACTTTCTCGTGCGACAGTAAAGCGCCGGACACCCCACCACACGGTGAGCAAGTCCGACGCTTTCGCACACCCCGCACACTTTCAACAAACGAAAGCAGCAACACACCTGTCAGCCCCGCATCGACGCGCACGCAGCACGCCAACGACCGGACGTGATAAACCCCGGCACACCCAGGCGCGCCTCCACAGGACGACGAAAACGCTCAGGCACCGCATCCACAGCCTTCGCCAACCCAGCGCCTTCACCAGCCTTCACAGCGGCGCGCACAGCCGCCACATGAGCATCCAGCTCCGCCTTCACACTCACCGTCTCCACATCACCATTGCGACCCTTGCCCTTCTGCGCGGCCTTCCAGTCAAAATCAAGCGGATGACCCGCCCGCATAAGCATTTCCTGCACCGGCACCAACGCCCACAAGCCGAAACGACGCGCCACCTTCTTACCGGAATCGCCGACACTGTTCATCTCAGCAACACGCGCCAACCCGCCTTTCACCGCCTTCTTCGTCGGCAAACCATTCTCACGCACACCCAGAGCGTCCAACCACTTACCGATAGTGGAACCGCCCACGTTAAAGAGCTTACCCAAGTCCGTCGCAGACACGAAACCGTCACTCCCCGCACCAGGCTGTTTCACCCGCTGGTTCGCGTACCCTCGCACAAGGTTGATGCCCGCGTTTTTGCGCGCCCACGCAGCCACCGCATCCACACCCCACAACGCAACCCCGCCACAGCGAAACACCAACCCAGCATCCACCGCGTCCTGCGTCGGAATCATGCGCTGCACACGGCCACCATTCACGCGCTCACGCAACATGTCACCCGCCGACAACAACGCCAACACGTCACCACGCGACACACCACGATAACAGTCATGCAGATTCTCGACGCGCGCGTGCGACGGCGACTTACCCGTCGTGTACGCCGCCTCCGGCAGCTCCAAATCAACGACACCAGCAAGCCCCACCAGGACACGCCCCCTTTTCTTTGTTTACGCTTATAAACGCTTGTTTTTCATTGCAATAACAGCGTTTCGCTTCCCCGATTGTGGTAAGAAAAACCCGCAGTCGGAAGCGGTACCGCCTCCGGCTGCGGGCAGAAGCAACACCCAAAGGACGCTACCTCATTTTGCATGGCCCCGCCCATTTGTGCAATCACCTCACATCACAAGGGACGCGCGGGAGAGGCCCGGACGGGGATCTGTTAACACCACAATAGCACACCCACACCAAGCGCGCAACACGCCGCACCCTAGCCGACCAAGCTCATCACCCATGCTACGAGCTGCCCGGCACCCACGGCCAAAGCGAACGGCAACGCAACCAGAATCACCATGAGCGCACCGGCCAACACCCGACCAAAAGTGGGAATCTCACGCTCGCGCACAAACAAGGCGGCAGCGATAGCACCCGGAATTGCAAAAAGCGCCGACACGAGAAACACGATAACACCAGCAGTAATCGACATAAGGGGACTCTCCATTCTTTGCTCAACATCAACGCGGCGCGAACGCGCCCGCCACCTTCTGACACGCGCCATTATACGCCATACGCTCGGGTGTCGCACACAAAAGAGAAACCCCGCAACCGGCAAGCGCTTACCGGCTACGGGGCGGAGGCGAGCAAATGCAGCCTCTCCTCACGGCTCCAACCATTTGTGCAATCACCGCACGCCAACAAGAACGCGCAGGAGAGGCCCGGAAGGAGGTCTATCACGATAACAATAACACGCCTGCGCCAGGCGCGCAACGTATTATCAACGAGACGTGCGCCACACTAACAGTCGGCACCTACAGCGCTCTCGCCATTTTCAGCGCGCGCAACGCCACCTGGTGAGCGCTTCCCTGCGACGCGTCAACAACCGGGACCGCGCCACACTGGACAGCCTCATCAAGAGCCGTCTCCGTCTCATGCGCCAACGCGCTCTCGCTCGGCATGGAACCGTCACGAGCCAGCAGGCGCTCACGCTGCACCTGGGGTGACACGCGCAAACACACGACAGGCGCGCCCGCATCATACAAAGCAGCAACCTCATTCGGCATACGAACGTCCGTGAAAATAGGGAACTCGCGCTCCCAGTCAATATTTTCGACGGCGGCGCGCACCCAATACCCAGAGTCCACACTACGCACGGCTTGGCCGAGAAGCTGGTAGGCGACGCGCTTCGCAGGCGTTTTCACGGCAACGAACGCATCCTCGTCCCACGCGTCCGTGTCTCCCTCGCGCTCCGCGTCCGCGACAATCTGACAATACACGCCGATGAGACCGCCGGGGATGGGAGCGCCAGCAGGCATAAAAGACTCGCACAACGCCGCGTCCTTCACGATGGCGCGCTCCACATCCAACGCCGACTCCACGCCGCTACGTAGCGTGAGAATACTTTTCACCGTCAGCGCTTGACGGTGCGCCTCGCGCTTCAATACGTCAGCGAAAGCCACGCGACGCGGCTCGCGCCCGCCAGCAATATGCGCCATAGACGGGTGACGCAACACGTCGGCAATGGCAGCGGCCGTCGTATCCTTACCCGCACCCATCGGACCTGCCAGACCGATACCGGGCAGCGCCCCGCCAACAAGACGCTGACCAGCTAGAGTGCGCCGCTTATCCGCGAGGCGCGCCACCTGTTCCGACACCTCGGCGTGATCGTTTCTCGTCGTCACTTGCCCTCACCCTCCAGCTCAGCGAGCGCCGCATTGACGCGGGCACGCGAAAACGCAAACATTCCCGCCGCGCCACCAAACGTAAACACATAGGAGAGAATGTACGCGGCCACAACGACAGCGGCAGCAACCATGCTACCCTCGCGCGCGGCAGGAGCCAGACCGATAGCAACCAGCGGAAGCGCACACCCCACAGCCGCAACAGTCGCGCACACGGCCCCAGCGACCACGCCGCGACGCAGCATCAGAACAGCCAGCACCGCCAGCACAATGAACGTGATGACGAAAAGAGCGTTGGGCACAAGAATCATGAGGATACCTTTCCGTTTCGTTTCCTCGAACTGAACATCAGTGTACCGCATCAACACGCGACGTGCAGTACGAACACGCGGACAAGGAAAGATTACGCGCGCCACAACTCCGTAGCAAAAAGCGCAAGAAAAACTTAACGCCCGTTACAGCCTAGCTTATTCTAGGCTGCATGACCTCGTTACCAAGGCCAGCTCCAAGCCTCACAGCGCTCTTACGCGCCCGCTTGGTTCGCGCTTCACCGAGGTCAGCGCCCCCAACAGTATGTTGGTTTCGTCTTACGTCCCCTCCACGCGCGTTTAACGTCTCCGGGGCACTCCCGGCGACCCTAATATTGATTGCCGCGTTCAGATCACGGTCCATAGACGCGCCGCACGCGTCGCAGTTAAACGTTCGCTCAGATAGGGACAGCTTGGCTTTCACTACCCCACAATTTGAGCATGTTTTACTGGACGGAAACCAGCGGTCAACCACACGCAACACGGCACCCGAGCGCGCGGTCTTGTGTTCTAGTTGGCGACGAAACTCACCCAAAGCCGCGTCCGACAGGCTACGGGCGAGATGATGGTTTTTCACCATTCCCGCAACGTTCAAATCCTCGACGCACACGACGCTATAGTTCCTAGCGATCATGGTTGTGGCTTTGTTAATCGCATCGGCCCGCACATCCGCTACGCGAGCGTGCAAACGGGCAACCCGCTCTTTAGCTTTCTCGCGACGTGCGCTGCCCTTAACTTTACGACTCAGCGCTTGCTGAGCCTTCCGCAAGGCTTTCAGTTTTGTGCCGAGGGCGCGCGGGTTGGGGATAACATGCCCATCCGAGAGGGTGGCGAGGTTTTTCACCCCGAGATCAACGCCGACCGCGCCACCCTTCGGCATTTGGTTGGTAATTGGCTCGCGTTCTACAGTCAAACTCGCATACCAACAGCCAGCCCGGCGCGACACGCTTATGCGGATGAGACGAGCGCCAGCCACACGCTCATGCACATTCTCCATGCAATGCACCCGGCCAATGCGTGGCAACTTCAACCCATAGGGGTCACTAGCCGTTGGGGTGGTGAACCCAGTGGAATACGCGAAACGCATAGTAGTGTTCTTGGACTTGAACTTAGGGAAGCCGACCCTCTTGCCCTTACGTTGACCTTTACGAGACTTAGACCAGTTCGAGAAACCCTGAGCCAGATCACGCAACGCCATACTATAGGCTTCCTTGCTGTTCTGGCCCCACCACACGACGCCCGTGGTCTGGTTAACAGCAAGCTCATCCTTATTCGCGTTCCACCAGCGACGCAGAGAGTAGTGCGACCACTCGGGAGACTCGCCACTGTCCAGCATATCTTTTACGTGGGCGAGGCCAGCGTTATACGCGAACCGAGCGGCACCGGCATGACTCACCATCAGCCGCTCCTGCCTGGGCGTAGGGTCAAGCCGAACCTTCACGGCCACATAAGAACCCATCTGGTAACATCACCCCCAAAACCCTTCCCGCTCGCTTACCCGCATGACACTTATCGTACCACAACAGTAGTTAAGAAACAAACACTCCGCTACCGAGACACACCAGCCAACCGCTCCACGCCAGCCAACACATCAGCGCCCACAACGCCGCCAGCAGCCAAAGAGCGCACGCCCTCCACCACGCGCTCCCACGACACCACAGGCAACACGCCGCGCTCAGCGAGACTGTCAGCGCACGCCTCCTGACGCACCACGTTACGAGCCAACTTCACGAGCCGACCCACATCGCCACGCCCAGACACGAGCGCAGCACGGTCACGCGCAGCCTGACCCCGGTAATGCGCAACCAGTAGCGGCAACGGAACCCGCACAGCCTCCACCAGAGCGCACCCCGCAGCGCCGTCGCGCCACAACGCGCCACCATAGGTGCGAGCCTCCACGCATACTTGATCTGACTGCGCGAGCAGGCGAGCAAACCGGCCAGCCGTCACGCACAACGCGTCAACGCCGCCCGCGTGAACGTTCACCGCGCGCACCTTATCGTCAACGCTCGCGCCCACCACCAACAGGTCACGATCACTACCAGGGTGGTTCAGCCCGTGGAGCCAGGAGCCGCGCAAACACACGCCATCTACGCCGCCCACACGGTCAGTCCACGCGGCGAACTTTTCGTCAGCGCGAATAGCATCGTACGCGTCGGCGCGCGCCAACACATACGACAACGAGGCAGACGGAAGGACCGCCGAACCCCTTATCTGCGCATCCGCCCCGGTAGCATCCACATGACGCGCGATCACTTGTTCGCTCATGGCACCAATTGTACCACAGAGGGCGATGCGCGCGTCGGCTCAACCTGAACAACAGCAACGGCGAGCACACAGAGAAACAACTCGACACACCCATTTTTGGGTACAAGAAAGGCCGGGGCATCGTCGCGCCGACCCCGGCCTATCTCGTACTCGATTTGCTTAACCGCTAAAAGGCGCGTCCACCTTATACTTCCACGCGAACTCGCACACCCTGGTCCGCGACGACCAGACACACACGCCCGCGCAGCTCCACAGTCCACGTGAGAGTATCAAATAAGGCTGCATAACCTACATTCGTAGGCTACGTTCCCTCGTTTGAGTGCCGCCTGAACGGTCCCCAGGTTGTTACGTGTACTCTGGTCCGCTAGTACCCTGGCCTCCAAGCGATGCGCTTGTGCCCTAGCGGGGCATAAAGGAAGAATCACCTCCCTCACAGTTCGGCGATGGTTCTTCCTTTTCGGCGTAGGCTTGTTTTTCGTCCTGTCCCTACCAGGATACTTTAGCGAGTTCCTAGCAATAGGTGTCCTGAGCGCCGTTTGTGGCTGTAGCTTCCGGTTCTTTGCGCGTGTCACACGCGCTTTAGCCACGCGCTGCACAGCTCTAGCGGCAATATTCACCGCAGCGTTAACATCCCGGTCCATCACCCCATGCTCGACACAGGCGGACAACTTGTGCGTCGGGTGAGAGACTTTAGCGCCGCACACGTGGCACAGTTGCGACGTGTTGGACGGGTTCACGGCCACGACCCACCCGCCATTTTGTGACATGTAATGAGTGAGCCACTGCACAAGTGCGCCGCGATTCCACCTGCCGTTCTGCATCGTGTTGCTCACCCAGCCTAAATCTTCCACCGCAACAACAGCGTTACCCCACAGGTGCGACAAAGCGGCTATCTCTTGCGCCGCGAGAATCGCCAACTCACGCTTCTTCCGTGACGCGGCCTCACGGTGGAGCTGCGCCTCATCCAGGACAGACATCCTACCTTGCCGGTCACGAAGCAACGTTGCGGCTTTCTCCCGCAAGTGACGCACCTGCATCTCTGACGCACGGACACTGTTCCGCAGTGAATGAACACGCTGGGAGAGCGTCGTCTCATGCACTATTCGCCCAGTCGCGACACTGCGCACCACGACAGTAGCATAGTCATTTATCCCAACGTCCACGCCAATAACATAGTCACCGGAAAACTGCACAACCGGGTTATCCGTCACAACCGTGAAGATGAAAACAGGCTGGCCATCCTCGACTTTAATGACAGGCAGGGTGACTTTCCCCTCAGTGAACCACTTGTTGTCGAAGTTGAAGATCAGCCGATACCACGCGCCTTGAATAACCATCCTGAGCACGATCTCGCCACTGGCAAAAGGGTCATTCTCAATGGCTGCATACTGTTTATCCACGGCTCCCAGGTTCACGTAGTCCTCGCCATACGACGGAGCAGAACCGTTTGCGGTGCGTTTCCAGCCCTGGCTCACGTACTTTTGGCTTTCCCCGTTTGCGGCTTTTTCTCTTTCTCTCCAGGAACGGCATGACGTGACAACGTTGTATTGGAGCAGCTTCTCTTTACGCGACCTACCAGCGCGGCCAGACGAAAGAAAATCAGGCATAGTCACGCCCGCTTGGCGACCAGCCTCAGCAGGGGCGGCCGCAGTAACATGTGCCAGCTCATCACATAGAACCTCATCGTTGCGGACCGCGTAGGTCGCATAGGCCGATATGTCCCGAACCTCGGACGCAAGCCACGCCAAAACAGGCGCACTATCTAGCAACTCACCGTCCAAACCTAGAACATAAGAAGGGCGCGAGGCGAAAGCCCTGTACGTCTGGTTTTTAGCCAACGCGCCCTCCCAAAAACACACTCAATACCGGATATACAACCAATAGCAACAAAATCATCAACTGCCACGCAGACTGTTTTGCGTTTCGCTATTCGAGCTTTTTGATGACCCGCCCTGGACGCGGTTTACGCGCGGAACGGGTCGTTACCACACACAATAGCGCGCGAACGTGACCATGCAACACCCGCTTGGCGAGACGTGCGCCACACGCCGGTGAACGACACGCGTTACTAACGAGCGTACCCGCGACTCTCCGACGAATACACTACATCACTATCCGCCGTCGGCGGCTCGCCAGCGCACAATGTGAGAGTCTGCCAGTTTTTCGCACCATCGGGCAAACCGAACCGCTTGCCCTCATCCGCCATGAACTCATAGTCCCGCATCGCGTGAACTTCCAGTCCCTCATCGTCATCGTAATAACGCCCGTCCACTTGCTTCACCGCATCACGCTCCGACGCGCGCCTGCGCTGCATGGAAGCGTTAATGAGCGCGCGGAACCCGTCAGACCGCCCGACCGCCCACAGCGCCTCCTCACGCGTAATCTCCCGCGCGACCAGACCCTTACTCTTCCGCACGTAACCGTAGTAGCCCTCCGGGTCCGTGTTGCGCTCCCACTCACAGTAGTCAGCGTTCCGAAGCGTAGCGGGCGCATCCCGATTGTCGGGTATTTCAACCATAATGTCGCCTCGAACAAATGCCATACTGGACGGCGTGGAGATCATGCGTAGATCCTCGTCATCCCATTCCCTCTCCTCGTACACGCGTCCGTACACGAAACTATCAAGCTCACCAGGATAGTCGTCGTTCTTTTCTTTCGCCTCATTAAACCGCTCGTGAACAAAACTGTTCGTATCGTAGTCAAAATTGTCCAACTCGCCGAGCAGAGCCTTCACACGCGCACCATCGCGCCCAATGAAAATATTTTCAAGACGCGTCGCGCCCTTCACCGGGCCTTTCTTTTTCGCGGACGAGAACGCCGTCACAGTAACACCAAGCTCACGCTCATTACGCGCCTGCGCCTCCTGCGGACTCATATCCACGTGCTCGCCGTGAGTACACCCATGCGTCCCCACATTCTCAGGCCGCGCCACGCACACCTTCCACAGCCCGTTCGCATCTTTCCCAAATCGCCTCGTCACCACAGCAGAACACCCCTCATCCACAAAACCATTACACAACACGGCCGCCACCGAGCCAACACAACACCGTAATAGCCACCGCCCACACCACACGCGGGACGGAACGGCGCGCATCACCACCAGTGGTTGACCGTCCAGAAATGGTACGCCGCCTCCCACGACCCGTAACGACCCACCGCATAATTGTGCGCCCACCGCAACTGAGTCACCGGGTTATCGCGCCAGTCAGCGCCAGCCGATGCGAGCTTACCGGCAGGGAGCGACTGAGGAAGCCCATACGCGCCACTCGAACGATTCACCGCATGGTAATCCCAGCCGCTCTCGTGGGAGATAATGTAGTCCACGTACCCGAAATCAGCGTCGCCGATACCGGCGGCGCGCATCCAATCCGCTTTCGACCCGGACGCGCTAAACGCGGGCGCGGTCGCTTCCGCAGTTCCACCGTCACCGACCGCGCCGCCATCCCCGGCGGCTCCCGAAGCAGTGGGCGCAGCGTCGCCCGCACCTGCGTCGCCACCAACAGTCTTGCCGAGCATGCGGTCCACATCCTCCCGGCTCGTCAGCGAATACAGGGGCGCGCGGTACCTGGCCGTCACCACACCCACGCTGTCGGTCTCCTCGCTTACTGGCGACGCCGGGTCCACACCGGCAGCAACAAGCGCCTCCGGCGACACGGGCTTTACGCCGACCTCGCGCACTGCTGGTCGCGCAGCAACCGTGTTCTCACCCAACACGACGCTATGGACGCGCTCGCCGTCGTGCTTGACTGAGAACAACTCCACGTCGCGTGAGCCGTCAGAGCCGGGTGTGAGCGTCCACTCACCCACCAACAGGCTATCCGTGTCGCGCTTCTCCTCCACGGCCTTGTCCGCAGTGGAAACGGTTTCCTCGCCACGCCACACGCGCACCACGCGCACCAACACGCCGCCGCCAGCGCCAAGCTCGACGCTCACCTCATCCAGCGGGGAGGCGGTCACGCCAGCGGACGCGGCCACGCCGCGCGCCGACACGCCGCGCTCAGCCACCGTGTTCACGCCTACCCCGTCAGCGACCACCGTCACCGGGATAGGCGTATCGCCGCTGTTGACGGGCACGCCCTCCTGAGAGGGCGCAGACGCCGCCACGCCGGCGGGCGCGTCCGCGAGAGTAGGCGCATCGCCCTCAGCCCCCGACAGCAGAGCGCCATCATCGCCCGCGCGCGATCCGCGAGACGAGGACGCCGCGCCGCGAGCGTCCGCCACGTCACGCAACACGCCCACCGTGTCAGGCCGAACAGTCCCCACAGACACCACTCCACCCACGCCGTCGTGAACAAGAGCGCTCCGGCACCTCACCACGCTCACAGAGTCCACGCCCGCCAGTGGCGCGCGGGCACCGGGCGTCACCTGGTCGCAGCCGCGCAACACCACCCCACTATCGGCGAGAAGATCACCGACGGTTTGCCCCCACGACGACGCCACTGTATCCGCTTCCACGCTCCCGAGCGCAGAACTCACGCTCAGGCGCGCGCGATGATACTGGGAGGACACGCCGTAAGCGCACGCGCCCACGACCGCCAGCGACGCTACAGCAGCGCACGAGAGAACCATGCGAGCAGACGCGCGACACAGGCGCGCGTTAACACTAGCAGCGAACAGGCGGAAACGGTGAAGAAAAGCAGAAAAGGAACCCAAACCAGCATCCTACGAAGCGAAGAGGAATCGAGCGCGCCGAAGCGAACGTAAACGCACGAGCGGCGACGCTATTGACGATAGAGAGACGTTACGAGTGGAATATCTGAGGAGACGCCGGGATTATGGGCAGGAAGAATAGTAGCCCCCAAAAAACGAAGTATGGGCAGCGCAAAAGCGATGGCGCGTGGACGCCGTGCACGGCTAAGCGGTTCGGGGTGCGCGGCTGTAACCACATTGCGCACGAAAAGCTCACTCAGGAGGAGGCGCACCAGCGTAACGCGGAGGCGTTCGAGCGTGGGTTTACGCTCCCACCGGACGACCGTAACGTACAGTTTTTCATGCGCGATAACGCCGGTGATCCGTTGGCTGGCAGCGTGATGCGCGCCTACATTTTTAACATGCGTGAAAAAACGGGGAACCCTGATTGGATGCCTGGTCCCGTGATCGGTTCCCCGAACTGGCTCCTCTACTACGCGTCCGAGAACCTACCGCCCGACGCCACCCAGGAGCAGGTGAACAGGCTCGTCGCCGAAGCCATGAGGCGGGGGCTGCACGAGGGCGTCAGCGGCGGGTATTTCAGTCGCCGCGACCCGGACACGGGCGTGGAGAGTCATTTCAACCTCCCTAACGCCCCCGGGAGCGCCATTATCCGTACGCCCCCGCCGCGCGATAACCCGAACGCTCCCACCATGTACACGACAATTGCGGAGAACGCGTCGGGCGTGAAGTGGTGGGACGAGAAGTCCCCGGAGTTCATGCGCCACAAACAAGAAGCCTACGACGGGCGGCAGTGGCTAGAGAGGTTCGTGTACGACGCTGAGACCCCGTTCGTGTCGCTGGGGCCGCAAGGGCCTGACTTGGATAAGGCGACGCTCGTCGCCAAGATGGGCAGACCAGAGCTGACGAGGTACGACCTCGGTTTCGGGCCGTCCACGTACGCGACCGTGCCCACCATCCCCCAACACCGGCTCTGCGAGAGCATTGACATCAGGCGCGGGAACGTGAACCTGTCCGGCAACTGGGGTGTCACAGTCGGGCGCGAGGGGCGCGTGTACGAGGCCGACCAGACAGGCTTCGAGCGGTGCAGCGGCGTCGTCCACGTCGCACGCAACAGCGGCTTCCGGTCCCTGGGCAGCAAAGGACACGTCAATGTCGCTCTCGACTGCGATTTCGATAGCGTCAGGTGCGGCACCATCGAGCACCTGGACGGCGGGAACGTGCGTTCCTACCACGGTAGCGCGATCCGGCACGCGACAAACGGGGCGATGGTGGAAGCGGAAGGCGCATCCGCCATCGAAACAGTGGACGGGTGCTCGTGGGTGACCGTCTCGGACGATCCGGGGACCGGCGAAAAAGGGTTCCTCACCGCGTCCACTGTGGAGATCGGCACGCAGCTCACCCACAATGGGAAAACCATTGTGGTGAAAGAAGACACGCCCTTGGAAGGTGACTTCTACCGTATCGGCAAGATCGTGGCCGACACCGGCATGGTGAGCGGTGTCGGCGCTGAGAGCGCGCCCGGCTACAAGTTCGGCCAGATCGTCAACGGACGCAAGCCCGCGCTCAAAGCGTACGAGACGCACGCGCGCGCCTACAAGGAACGCGAACAGCACCTACAGTGGCGTCAAGCCGCCCTCGGCTGGGGCGGGTACGGTGGGGCAACGAAGAATGACGGGGAGGGCGAGTACGAGCGCGTCCACATGGACAATAAGAGCCTCTACACGGGGCACCCGCGTTTCAGCGGCAGCCACGCGGGCCGCACGCCCGGCCAGCCGCACAAGACCCCGGGCGTGAAGCCGCCAGAGGATATGCGTAAGCCCGGCACGGACAGCGGAAAACTGTTCGCCGTGTGGGAGGGACGTAAACGCTCGCTCCCACCCGACTGGGAGAAAAGCAGTCTACTACGAGCAGCACTAGAGGCGGCGTCCGCGCCCACGTCACCGCCAGCGACCGCCAGTAGTAGCGTTCCACCGCCGCCCGCGCCTCCCATCCCGCCGGTTCCACCGCCGCCCCCGCAGTAACAGGCGACGAAACGCAAGCGAAAGAATAATGCCCCGCAGACGCGCCCAGCACCCCCGAGAAGGGGTCTGGACGAGCGTCTGCGGGGCATTCGAGTACCCGCGCGTACTCGCGAGCGTCCGCGACGTGAAATCGCGTCACAGGCGCTTACAGCGTATCCGCCCTAGTTCTCAAACCACGTAAACGGCTCACGCTCCACCACAACACTACTCACAGGAACCAACCCCCCACAACCAGCGATAGATAAGAAACAAGCAACACGAACCGGAAAGAAACGCGAACAAAATAATGTCGCCAAGCCGCTGGCACACCCCCCACGCGCAGGCGGCGAGGTACGCGAGCAGGAGTAGACACGAACAAGGCCGGGACGCGCCCCTACCCTCACGCATGAGAATAGAAGCCGCCCCGGCCTTGCCATTATCGCGGAAACGCTAGGTGTTTAGCTGCGCTTGCTCTTACGGTTCACCACCAACGCGGCCAGCCCCACTGCGGCTGCTGCCACCAGCGCACCGGCTGCTGCCACCACGACCAGTACGTTACCGCCGGTCGATGGAAGCGCGGACGTGGAATGTACTCCCACACCCTGCGCGCCACCGGCTGCACCCTCCTGATGACTGGGGGCACTGGTTTCGCCTGCGCCCTGCTGGGCTGCGTGAAAGGGCTGCTCGTGGCCCTCACCTTTCCCTTGGGTGGCTGCCCCAGGCTCGGTGTTAGTGTTGCCGCCCACGCCGTTCTCCCCGGCCGTTCCGGGTGCCACCGGCTGCGTGTCAGGCTGGGATGGGGCGGGCTTGTTGGCGCCTGAGCCCGCACCGGGGTTTCCTGGCTGCGCTGGCTTGTTCGCGTCACTCGCCTGGTCCCCTTGGTTGCCCGTGTTGCCTGCCTGGTCGCCCGGCGTGTGCGGAGCACTTGGCGCGTGAGCAGAGTTGCCGTTGTTCGCGTCTGCGCCGGGTGTAGTGTCGCCGCTTGTGCCGGGGTTTCCCGGCTGAGCGGGCTTATTGTCGCTGTCGGTTGTGTGTGTCGGCTCCGGGGTGGGTGCCGGGGCGGACGGCGTGGCCGCTGGCGCTGGCTCGGGGTTGGCCGGTGTCACCGGAGTTACTGGCTCTGTTGGTGATGGCGACACAGGGGCGCTGGGGTCTTTCTCCCAGACGCGCACGTAATCGACGAGCATGTCGGAGCCTTCACCCTCATAGTCGTGCACGTATTTGGTGGCGTCCACGTACTCAGTATTCTTGCCATCGTCGCTTGCCAGGAACGTTCCGCCAACCATCTGGTTGAGGCGCAGCACCATGCCGTTGCCGTCCACAGTAAACGGGTTAGCGCCGCCGAGGTCAGCGTACTTGACTGTGTGACCGGCCACGCCGTCCAGGTAGAACGTGATCTTGTCGCCGTCCTTTTCTACGCCGTACGTGTGGAACTCAGACTGGCTGGTCCCGTCGCCGCCGAGCTGGCCGCGATGCTGCTCACTCTTGAGCGGGTTGGATGCGCGGGGCGTGTGCGTGTTCGCCTGCAAATAATGCGGGTCCCACCCCTTGGACTCGAACGCGTCAATCTCACCGTTGCCCGGCCAGCTCCCCTTACTGCCCGTCATCCAGAAGCTCGCCCACGAGGAGCGGCCCTTGGGCAGCTTGATGCGCGCCTCAGCGTAGAAGTCGCCTTGCGCCGCGTACTTGACGTTCCCGTTACTGTCCCTCGTTTGGATCATCGCGGACGTGAACGGGGCCGCGTACTCGATTTTCTTACCGTTCTCTGTGCGCGTGCACGTGCGGTCCACGGTTTCCATGCGCTTAGTGTCCTTGTTCCACTTTTCCCGGGTTGGGGAGTAGCGGGCAACCAGGTGCAGGTTGCCGCCGGACACGTTCACGTTCTCGGGGCTGTCCGTGTACTGGGCTTGCGTGCGAGCGCCGGGGTCGAAGCACGAGTAGCTATACCCCCATTTGGAGGCGTCCAGCGCTGCGCCGTCGAACTCGTCTTGGAAGCTGATCTTGTTGTATCCTTGAGCGCGCACCGCTTCCGGCAGGGGGGACGCGCCAGCGCCGTCCGCCCACACGGGGGACGCCCCGCCCGCGCCGACGATACTGCCTGCAATGGTCGCACTCGCCGCGAACGCAAACAGAGCATGGGAAAGCCCGCGACGAGAGCGCGGACGATGTGGTACGTTGTTGCCACTTGCTGTCATATAAAACCCAGCATCCTTTACCTAGGGGTCAAAACTTACCCTCCGCAATAGCACGCGACAACGCAACCAACAAAACCCCACAAAACACCGGAAAACCGCCGAAAACAAACTACTTCCGCACAGCGGAAAAGACGCGGGGCCCGCACGCGAACGCGCGCTCCTATCCGCAACACTCGCCATCGCGGACGGTTGGCCGAACGGCGGTCAGCTTCCCCGCCCCCACCATGCGCCGTCCGCTACCAGCTCGCGTGATCGGCGCAGTAACGCGCCACCCACCACACCGGCCACTTACCGCGACGACGCGAGCCACCCACAAGAGCGGCCACGCTCACATCCGCACGCAGGCAAGCTCACAGCACTCCACACAAAAGAAAGAGCGCCACCCCACCCCACACGAAAGAGGGGAGGAGCGGCGCTAAGCGGCGAAACGCCTAGCGTAACTGTCACGACACGCGCAGAAACCCCTCCACGCGCGCACGCTCATCATCCGTCAACGAGGCGTCACCCATCGGCCATCGCCCAGCAGCGCGGTTCTTAGCTCGCAACTCATCCAGATACGCGGCCAGCGACTCACCCCAGCCGAGGTCGCTCCACGCGCACGCCTCAAACCCCTGATTCGGGTCCACGACGCTAATACCTCCAACAGTCTCATAAGAGACGGCTGTATTCCCGGCAGGCACCACGCGCAACGGATGCTGCAACAACACCATATCACTATCGTCACACGCGAGGCGGATACCTACCATGCGCGCGAACGGCGTGAACTCGCCGTCCACCGCCTTACACGCGGCGTCAAGCGCGGGAACACCCGTCACCCGAGAGGCGGCGGCACGAACAGCCGTACTGTTCCACAACGCCAACAGCTCGTACAGGTCCACGGAAGTTCCATCCGAGAACTCAACGACGCCATAGTCGGCGTACACCCCGTTCAGCGAGCCGCCGCCCATCAGCACGGGAACCAGGACGCGAACCCTGTCACCCGGCAGCATATTTGCCTGGTTCTTCTTACCGCCGTCCGCGTACATGAATGAAAACGAACCCACAAAAGCCTCCTATAATCCTAACCGACAGCCGCGCAGCAGCCATCCTTTCAACTGAACACGTAAACTATACCGCCCCACACGCTCGCGACGCAACGCAGGTGAGCAATTCGCCCCGCGCGCACTAAAAACAAAAACGGGTGAGGCGAGATAACCCCCAATCAGGGAGCACATCTCGCCTCACCCGTCCGCGCGCCACCCGACACTAGGGGCGTGCGCGCGCCCGCCAGGTCACTTACCGCGACGACGAGCCGCAGCCACACCAGCCGCGCCGCCGCCAGCAAGCAGACCAACGCCGCCCACAAGAGCAGCCACGCTCGCGCCCGTCACCGGAAGGCTCACAGCAGGCTTACTCTCCTGCGGGGCAGGCGGAGTGGCCGGAGGAGTCACCGGAGTGGGCGGGGTAGCCGGAGGAGTGGTTGGAGGAGTCGTCGGCGGAACGGTTGGAGGAGCCTGAGGCTTCGGCTTCGGATTAGTCACAGCCTTAGACGGATCGCCCTTCACGCGCTTACCGGACGGGTCATTGCCCTCCGGGTGGGCCGTGTTCTCGATCTTGTCGGCCTCAATGTCCTTATCGGTCGCGACCGACGTTGCAGAGCAGTCCATGGACTCGCCGATAGCGAGCGTCGCGACTGGGCACGATACGTCCGTGAGAGGGCTGGTGCCCGTGTACTCATCCTCAACAACCTTCACATCATTGAGGATCGTCTCACCATCGTTCGTTACCTTGAACCGCCAGTGCAGCGTGTCGCCCTCCGCGTACTGCGGCTCGTCCACGGTCTTCACGATGGAGATGTGGGGGTTGGGCTGCTTGATCTCAAACTCGCCCTCCCACTCGCGCTTCTCACCGCTGTTCGCCCACGTATCGATGATACGACCGTCACCGTAGGTTGCGGCGTTGCCGCCTCCGAAGTCGCGCTCGTCAACCTTGTTGGCGCGAGCGTCGGTGACACCATACCAGCCGTGCACGCCCGCCTGTGTCGCACTGTTCACGCCGTCCAGGGCGCTGGCCGCGCCCGTCGGGCGCGAATCGAACGTCGGGCGGCTCAGGTCCGAGTCATCCCAGTACACGGTCGCGTCCCCGGCCGTGCCGCCGTTCACCTGCGTGATCGTGATGCCGCCCAGGCGCTCCACGTCATCGAGCATGATGTGGAGCTTAGAACTGCTCTTAGCAGTGAGCTTCCACTTCACCTTCTCGATACTGTCACCAGCTTCTACGCGGACTTTCGCACTGTCTGAGCCGGTGAACTCCTGAGTCTTACCTGCCGCCTCAAACACGTAGGTGACTTCCGGGTCAAGGCCGGTGATCGTCGCATAACCGTTGCCGGACGTGGGCGTGTCGCCCACCCACGTAACGGTCGCGTCGGCGATGGTCTTCACCTTCGGTACGATGCTCTCAGGCAGATCCTTGCTCGGCTCCTCGAAGAACATGTTGTACACGTTCGAGGAGGGAGCCTCGTTGTAGTTTTCCCCGAGCAGCCAGTTGTTGGTGTTGAGGTCGCGGGACGTGGGCGCGTACGCGTCCAGGCCGCTGTCCTTCTCCACATACCATGTGTCAAGCGACTTGTTCGTGGGCGTGTACACGGCCTGACCGTCCACCGTAGACACCTTATTGATACCACTGGACGTGGCGGCGATCACGGACTCGATACCGTTAATGCCCTTCAATTCCAGCTTGTACACGTAGCCGGACGAAGACACAGGGTACATGGTGAGCGTCCCAGCGTTAGTGCCGAGCGTGCTCTCACTGAAACCGCCGTCGAAGCGCTGCGACATGTGCAGGCGCTTGACCCACAGGCGGCCCGGATGCCGGTTGTTACCGGAATACACGCCCATATGCCAGTCCTGGTCGCCCTTGTCGCCGCCTCCGTTAATCTCGCCCGACACGTCCGTGACGGGCTGATACGCGATCTTCCACACGCCGTCCGCGGTCGCGGCAGGGTAGTAGCCGTCAGCGCCCGCAGTAACAGCCTTGCCGTCCTGGTCGGTGACGCCACGCACGCCGCCACTGAGAGCGGGGTCAATCCACAACTGCTCGCCAGCCTTCACGTACGCGCTGAACTCGTTCGACGCGGCAACCGGGATCGTGTCCGGCTTCCGCTCCGCATACGCGGCCCCAATCTCGCCGACGTGGCTGGACGGCGCGGCGGCGTTCACGCCAGCAGCCGCGAGCGGCGCGCCAACAGCGAAAGCAGCCAACGCCGCGCCTGCCACGCGACCAACACCACGAATATTCTTCGCATTCTTGCCCAAAAGGCGATTCTCCTTCTCAACAACCCGCCGGGGTCGGCGGGAACGACAAAACTCCCCCGCAACCAGCTAGCACGCGCCGCGCGCACGCGACCAACAGAACGCGCCAGAGACACGCGAGCCAGCAACAGGGCAAACCAACAGGCCAGTTAGTTCACGAGCAACCAATAGCGCTAACGTACCGGCAAACGCACCCACGCGCAAACCGTCACCACGTCACATACGCTCATCATCCAACGGATCAACCCCACTGTTTACCGCGCGAGCCAACGACGCCAACGCGCGAGCCGCCTCATGACGCACTCGACGCACAGCAGCTCGCGCCTCAACGCCATCCCACGACAAACGCGGAACCGGCACACCCGTAGGCTCCACCCGGCGACGCGTTCCCGCACGCTCCCACCGGATGTTACGACGCACACGACCAGTCTTACGGTCCTGCAACGTCCGCCAATCCAACCCGGACGCGAAATCAGAGCCCGACAACGCGTCATACGCTGCACGCAACTCGCCACCACGCTCACGCGCCGCGCGCACAACACTATCACCGAGCAGGCGAGCAGCCTCACCCACCGACAACGAGCCGTCACCGGCAGCACAGCAACCGGCGTTGGCCGCGCAGTCGCCGTCAACATCATCCAACGACTCAGGGAACGCCGCCGGGCAACCGCCACACGCAGACGTATCACCGCAACAAGCGCCGCCATCTACCGAGCAACCGGCGTTATCCACCTGGCATGAGCCAGCGCCACACTCAGGCACACCAGCGCCAAAGCCACACGTGCCAACACCAAGGCCACAGTTGGCGTCAAGGCCACAAGCCGAAACATCCCCTGCCGCCTCGTTTTCGCTTCCCTCACGCTCACCCTCGGCAGCGGACACGTCCTTCACGCCCACAACCTCAAACACTGGGAGCGAAAACATGCGCTCAAACCCGACAACACTACCGCGAGCGCGAGCCAACTCGAAACCAACAAGCCCCTCACGCTCACCCTTCGTCGTATCCCACAAGTTACCCGAACGATCACGCCACCTGTAACCAACCAGAGTACGCGGCGACACCAAGCGAACGCTCACGTCGAAACCAGCAGCCTCTAGGCGCGCAACCTCACTGTCACGCTCCACCTCACCAACCGCCGACACGACCTCACGCACACGCCCACCACCAAGCGCAGCCAACACCTCAGCCGCACTCACCCGGCGGCCATACACGCGCTCACGAGGAACAAACTCACCGCTATCACGCATCTTCAACGTCCACTTGCGATCCTTGTATGTTCGAGACATGCAGCCTCCCTAAACTCACGCGCCACCACGCCGCCCGAACCCACACGCGCTCAGGCACCATCAAACGGCGACACCCTCAACATTCACGCCATCAAAATATCGGCCACACCCAGCGAGGCACCATCAACTAACTTCAAATTCAAACAAAATTAGAAGCAATTAGAAGAAAACAACAGAAAGCCACTCTTGGGAAAAAGAAAACGCGCCCAGAAAACAACCGAAAACCAAAACGGCGGACGCGCCAGCCACGCAAGACCAGCACGCCCGCCCAGGCGAGCACGCGCAAGAACACGCCTACTTACGGCGACGCTCAAGCTCCCGACGCGCATTATCACCCACAGGACCGTCGCCGCGCGCAACCATCGCGAGCGTATCCTCGCTCACGTTCGGGTGCCGGATAGACTCATCCTTTGCAAGGTCGTTACCCCACATGGCCGCGAGGTGAAGAACGTCAGCGTCAACGTCCGGCTGCATAGCCACATACGCCATCGCATTATCACGCACGCGCCTACTACCATGCACCAGCGCAGCAAAAGCAGACATCGGCAGACCACGCACGCGCCCCACAGCCTCGCGGACCTTCGACATGTTGCTCGCAGCGAACAACACCAGAGCTCGCTCTAGACGCCTAGCATCCTCGCCTTCCGGCCCTTCCTCCCAAAGGGCACCAGCCGCCACCGCAGCCGACACCAGCATGTCCTCAACATCCATCGACGCGACCGCCAGAAGAAGCTCAGGACGATTATCACCCTCATCGTCAAGAACAAGCTCACGGTAAGGGGAACCCTCGGGAAGAATGTCCGTCAACTCGTCATCACTGAGCAGACGCGACAAGTCGGGAACGACATTTGCGCAGTCGTCAGTCAAGACATCATCCTCAAACAGATCGTAAAACATTACGACCTCTTTCACCATACACGCCACGCGGCGCGACTTTTCACTTCGTTGACAGTAACAATTATACCACACTCACACGTGCAGACGCAACGCGATCACGGGCAGTCAACACCCCGACAAGACCACCAGCACCCAGCGCCGCATCACCATCAAAACAGCAAGCGACGCGCATGGTCACACAAGTCCCCACGCCCCGCCAACACGCGCATTGTAGCCGAGCCGCCTTGAACCGCCAACGCCACCTGCACCCTCTTACTCAACACGCTACGAGTCGCCAACGCTTCACGCACGCGCTCGCTACCGTGAACAATAAGAGATACCTGAGCTTTCTCACACAAATCATCACGACACACCATCGCCATGTGAACGTGCTCGCTACCAAAAACCACGAGCAAATTTTGGTCCTTATCGCTCAATGTTGAGCGAGACGCGGCCTCCACCATCTCATCCTCGCTCATAAAAACAATCGGCTTGTTACCGGGCGATACGTCGCCGCGTGAGCCGGTCCAGTCGCGGGCCGCATCCCGTCGGTGGGAACTGTTCGGCATTTCCGAATAGTTCGACCCGAAACGCCCCCCGCGTACCACGCTCCGCGCGCCCACGGGTATCGCGCTCCGCCAACACCGGATACAGGGCTGCATCATCCCCGTTATGGTCGCGCACATAGGCTTGCGATACTTCCGCGCTCTGCGCCACACGAGCGTCCGCGTCCGCCGCGAGCGCTTCCAACACCGCGTGAGGTGCGGACACGTTACCGGCGAGCGCGCGACGCACTTCCCACGAAACATCCCCCGACAGGATGCGCGCACACTCGTCGGACACGCCCACCCACCCCGCGAGAAAACAGCGCGCCTCCACGCACCCATTGCGAGCAACAACCTCTATCAGCTCATCCACACCATCAGAATCGCGCGACAGAACGTTACGCAGCTCATGCGCGCGCATCTCACCCGCATAGGCGACCATCCATTCTGCGCTCACGCACTCGTTTTTCGACAGCCGTTCACGCATCCAAGACCCCGGCAACGCGCCCTCCCACAAACGGCGCACCGCCTCACGCGGCAGGTCCGCGCGTGCGGCGAGAGCATCCCGCACCTCAACACTCCCATCAGCCGCCAGCTTATCCACCACGTCAGCGGGCAAATCGGCCAACCGAGCGGCGATAGCACGAACAGACGGCCACGGGTTACGCGCCAACCCAGCCGCAACCACACCATCCGCGTTTCCGCGCCGAGCGACACGGCGCGCCCCATCAGCGTCCACCCGCTCACACGCAGCAGCCAACACGCGGGGCGTCACATCTGGGCGCGACAACACGGGCGACACGTCATCCAGCGCGTTCACCACCGCGAGCAACGCGCTCTCACTGAGCGGCGCGTCCGTGAGCGCGACACTGCGCGCGACACTCTGGCTGCGCGATACGAGCAGTGCCAGTTCATCGTCCGACACGTCCGCGCGCGACGCGAACGCCGACAACACTTTATTCCGATCATCACCCATCAGACGGTCGCGCACAGACGGGCGTAACCACTCGCTGTTGCGAGCAATCTTCACGGCCACGCTCTCCCACGAGTCCACAGCCGCCAACAGCACGCGGTCAGGCATCGTCTCCTCACGCGCCACGGCGGCAAGAGCCGCATCCTCACTCGCGCGCACGGCGGCAAGCACCGCGTCACTGAGCGCATAGTCGTCGGCGTGGTTCACGCACCACGTGGCAACCGTGCCGCCGTGTCGCTTCACAAGCTCCTCTAGCGTGCCAGCGGAAACCGGGTCACCCGCATCCAATCGGGCATCGAGGGCGCGCACAACCAGCTTGTCGCCCTTCTCGAACAGGCGAGCGCTCTCACGCTCCCACGGCCGCGTCCGCTCATAATCATCCGGGTCTCGCATCAGATCAACGCCCATCACGCTGATTTGCCAGTCCGTGAGTAGACGATTCTCTACTAGCACCTCCGTCGCCCGCAGGCGATGCCACCGGATCGCCTCAGCCAACGCCTCATCGCCCACACGGTCAGCGTGCGCGCGCAGCAACGCGACAACAACACCCTCGTTGCTATCACCCGCCAACACGTCCACAAACACGCCCGGCAAACCACGCCGCCCGGCGGCAACACGCCTGAGCGACGGGTCAGAAGCAAACACGTACGACGCGACCTCCACAGCGCCACGAGAAGCGCCAGGGCGCAGCACGCGGTCAACAGCGCGCACGTCATCAACGCGCACCCCACCCCACACGCGACGAAGCTCCTCTACCACCGTGGCGCTCATAGCTCATTCCCCTTCTCTGCGAGTCCCTTGTTTACTTTCCCGCTCACAACGTCAACAAAGCGTTTTCAGCGGGCGAACACACCCACCATATCACACGTAGCAGACGCGGTGCTCGACAAACACAAAAACAAGCCAGGTCGGCGCGCCAACCACCCCGGATAGTGATACAATGAGAGCAGGCAAGAAACACAAGATACGCGAGCCACGCAAGCGAGGGAGAGAGGGGAAGCCGTGAAGATCACAGTCACCAAGTGCCGCAAAGTCAAGGAATGGTATGAAACCATTGGCGGCGAGGAAGAGTGCTCGGCCATCTTCCACCACGTCACCTACAAGCGCCACAAAATCTCGTTCAGCGTTGAAATGAGTGACGGCCGCGCCTACGAGACGACGCACACCGTCAACGGGTGCGATTACGACTGCGAGAGTTTTTGGCTGGGTAGCCCGATCAATGACGTGGAGCAGTTCACGCGCGACATCGAAGCCGCTACCTTCCCCGACATGGTGTTCTTTGACGAGTACGACGAGTACGAGACCGCAGAGAAAGCCAACAACGAGAAAAGCATCGCCATCTGGCTGATGTATCCCAGCGACCGCGCCAAAGCAGAACAAGCCGCAATTGACACCCTCGTCAGCGACATTATTGACGAGTACGCCGCCTGGTACTTTGAGAACGAGGGGCGCGGAATCAAGCCGTACATCCAGAAGATGATTGATGGATATGCGCCACTTATCTAACTGGCACGGCCAGAAAGCAACAGTCCCGCCACTACGACTCTAAGCAGGACGGTGGCGGGGTTTCCGCTAGGCGACTCACCCCACCGCCACACCAACATGTGCCCTGAGACACAAAACACGGTTTCCAACTTGCGCGAGCGCATCTACACGTGTAGACTACATGTTGTCGGCGGGAAACAAACCGCCAACGGAAAACAAACCAACCAGCCCCGGCAACAAACGAAACATCCACCGGGCAACAACCACAGAAAGAAGAAACACCATGTCGAACACCTCCATCAAGGGCTTCATGAGCTTCCCGACCAAGTTCGCCGATGGCGCAATCATCGGCAACGAGGACGGCGGCCCCGCCTTCCTCCAGTCCAACATCGTCTCCGAGGTCACGCCCACCACCGGCGCACTCTCGGGTGTCAAGGTCATCACCAAGCACACTACCGCCCAGCCGACCCGAGACGTTAAGGTCGGCGAGGGTGAGCGCGCCCTCGTCCCGGCCGTGACGGCATGGGCGCTCCCCGAGCTGCGCGACAAGGTGCTCGTTCCCGGCCCCATCGCACGCCGCGAGGGACCGGCCCTCATTCTTGGCGGTCTCGCAAAGTTTAAGGGTGATGGGAACATGTCGTTCGGCGGCGACATTGCCGACATCGCCATTCCCGACTTCAACGAGATTAACGAGATCGTCAACCTCACGCCGCACCACGTCACCTTTAAGCGAGAGGGGATGGACGACCTCGTTATCGAGTCGTCCGGCTCCGCCCGCGCCGAGGAGGTTTTCTCCGAGGAGCCTGTTGAGTTTGTGGACGGAGTGCCCGTTTACGACCTGTCCTACACGGGACACGTCGTTGACGAGAATACGGGCGAAGCCATTGACATGCCCGCCGTTCCGGGCCGCCTCTACGTGATCTCAATGATCACTGCGCAGGCGCTGCTTGCGGCCGGAATCGAACGGGGCGACGTGGTGTCCCCCAACTTTGTGCCCGCCCTCAAGGGCGCGCCTTCCGTCACCCTCCACGTCTGAGAGTTTGCGGCGCACAGTAAGCCCCCGGTAAGCGTGAAGCTGCCTGGGCTTACCCGCATCAGGAACACACGAGGTTCCACAAACGCGCGGAACCGTGATACAATCGCATCAGCAAAGCCCCGCAACAAGACGAAAGGGAGCACAAGTGAACAACAGTATCAACATCAGTGAGAACGGCTCTTCAGAGTTGAGTGTGGGTGGAGGCATCTAGGCCTCCTGCGATGAGGAGCATTCGGAGTTTGTAGTTGGTGGGGTTGCG